TGCGCGTGGGGGGAGAAATGGCTGAGATGGCGCGGAGTCAAGAGGTCAGCTGCATGGAGCCGAGTTGAGTCAGTCTGCGCCGATTGGCTGGATGGTCGGTATCAGTGCGCTGTTGAACAGTGGCACTTCTACCAGTCCCTCGTGTGCTGCCGCCGGCGGATCCTACCTTGGATCCTTGATGCGCGGGTTCTCAATGCGTTGCCGAGCCGCGTGCCGGCCGAGCGGTTGCAGTGGCGGTGCTCGAGCTCACGACCACCAACGCTGGGTCTGGTGTGGTCAGCGCCGCCCTGGGTGAGGACTCGTGGTGCGTCATCGGGGTGGCCGAGGTCGAGGGTGCAGAAGAAGCAACCACGCCGATTGCAGTACCGGCACCGCGTCGGGTGGTACATGGGGTGGCCGCAGCGTCGGCAAGGTGTGCCATCGACGAGGGCTGCGAGCTTGTGTTTGCGGAGGGCCTGGTGTTCTGCGCCGAGTCCACGTTGTGTGGTGGTGCCCGCCCAGCGGGGCATCAGCGTGGCTGGATTTCGCTAGGGACGCTGGCGCCGCAGACGAGGCAGTAGATGATCCCGTCGGCATACGCAAGCCGTGCATCGAATGGGCAGCTAGGCTTGTGGATGATCGCCTGGGTGGTGACGAACTTGATGGGAGGCAGTTCGCGGGGCTCGCTCATGGTCACACTCCAGGTACCGCGATGTAATCATGGGTGCAACGGCCAAAGCAAGTGCTGGCCTGCGGGGCTGTCCGCTTGACAGATTGCGTGCTCGGCCTCATCCGACTCTCCGCTGGTAGTCCCGTCGATCCTGATGTTGCTGTCGGTTGAACGCCGGCCACTTGGTAATGGCTCGGGGGAGAACCCACCACCAGGGCTTGTGGCCCATGTACTTCCGGCTCTCCTGATACCAGCGCCAAAATCCCCAGTCTTCCATCATCCGACTCTCCGTTTGCCGTCGGCCTGGTAGTCGATCGACTGCACCGGCGGTCGCTGAGGGGGGCGCCGGCCAAGCCGTTCCTCGTAGTAGGCGATGATGCGGCGGAGCTCACCGAGGGCGTTCTTGCGTTGCCGGTCGCGGTCCCGCTGTGCCTGCGCGACCGCGAGGCTACATGCTTCCATCTGGTCATGGTCGCTGGAGCCGGTGACCCTGCCGGACGCTGGTTCGGTGCTGGGCAGGGCAGCGCGTTCGATGTCACGGTCAAGCTTGGCGAGCAGGTCCTCGTGGAGCATGACGATTTCGGCGATCAGGTTCTGCGCCACGCCATCGCGCATGACGAGGTTCGGGTCCCGACCCGGGTCGAGCGGGCCACGGTAGCCGGGCGGCGGCTGGGTCACCACAGCCGACACACCTTCCACAGCAGGACCGCGAGCCGTTCGCGGTTATGGTCGCAGAGCCAGCATGCAGAGTGGTCGATTCGGGCGGTGCACCACAGCCGCAGGCGGACCTGGCGGGGTAGCAACTGCCGAAGATCGAAGCTCACCGGGCCTCCTGTTCGGCGTTCCAGCAGTACGCGCATCCCTCGTGCGGGCATTTCACGACCGCATCCCTGGCCTGTCGGAGGAGCAACGCCAGTTCACGCCGAGCCCACGCCTTGCCCTCGAACGCGGCAGCGTTCAACCGGGCATGGAGCTCGGCACGGCCAGCACTGAGGGTCACTCGTCCGCCTCGTAGTCGTCGCAGTCGCAGCCGTCCACCAAGCAGGGACACAGCTCGGCCGGGTTGGTGTGGAGCTCGTGCTGGTCGTCGTCGTGGTGGCACCGGCGGCATGGCAGCGGCAGGGGCAAGCTCACTCTCCCTCCTCGGGACCGGACCGGGAAGGCTTAGGTGGATGACGTCGACATTCGTGGTAACCATCTTCGGAGATCCATCCTTCGCTGCGGGCGAACTCCTCGGCTGCCTCGGCGGGCAGACCGCCGAGGCTGACGCAGACGATGCCGTCTTCCTCGGAGCGGTCACAGATGATTGACCACGAGTGCCGGATCATGGCGTCTCCTGCGGGTCGGGGTCGGCCTTGTTGGCGTCGAAGACTGCGAGCACCGCTTCAGCGTCCTCACCGACCGCGGCGAAGACTCGGCAGCGTTCGATGTTGGCGACCTGGACCGCGTTCATCGCCTTGATCGTGGAGGTGAGGTCCGTTTCGTCGGGAAGTTCGATGACCAGTACCTTGCTCATGGCGCCTCCTGAGGGTCGGGGCCGGCCGGTGGCGACTCGATGCCCGCAGCCTGCTGCGGGGTCAGGTCACAGCCGACCGGCAGTGGACCATCGACCGAGATGTAGCCGTGTGGGTCGCTCATGGCTGGCTGCTCCTTGTCGTTGCCGGGACTTGTATCGATTGCATAGCCACGTTCCGGTGTTGGGGGTAGCTGGGGAAGCACCCGGGGTTCCTGGGGCGATTGCAATCGGTCGCAGGCGCAGGTGTGCTGCGTGACACGCGTTGGCCCGGACGGCGGGAACGTCATGTGCCACTGGTCGACGTTGCGGAGCGCGACGGCCGGTGCGCAGCCGCCGTGTCGCAGGCACGTCCACCCCTGGACAGGGTCCCGGTAGAGCGGGTGAACGTCGGGGACCTCGAGGTCGAGTTCGTTCATTGCGTCTCCTTGACGGGGCCGCCGCAGCGGGGGCAGCGCTTCCGGGTCGGGTTCTCACGGAACGTGCGACCGCGGTAGGTGGTGATGAGCCGGCCTTGGCGGGTGCCCTTCCAGCCGCAGGGGCCGGCGAGGGTCGGCTGCGGGTTCGCGCATCGGACCTTCACCGCCTCAATGGTGGTCATCCGGCTTCTCTTTCGTCGATGGGGGCCTTCCGGAAGTGGTCGAGGAACTCGGCTTTGGTGCCGAGCTGGCCCCACCCTCCAGAAGGACAGTCCGGATACACCCGACGGACACGGAAAATGGCGTCATCGCCGAGATCCCAGTACAACGGCATGGTGATGGTGGCGTGGGACTTACGAGGCCAACGCCAGCGGAACGTACGGACACGCGGGTCGGTGAGCACCTGCCGGCCCCGCTCGCCATAGCGTCCATGCTCCCGCATGGGTCGCAGATCCACGTTGTCAGTGAAGCTGCTGGCGTCGAATACCCAGACGATCGCGCCGACGTTGGCACGGTAGAACCGTTCACGCTCCCGGATCTCCGACACCGCCAACGACTGGTGTTGAAGTTCGATGACTGTGCCATTGGTGATGATGTCTGCCCGGTGCGATCCGACCGTCACCTCTGTTTGTTCCGGCTGGAAGAGCCGTTTCCAGTCGGCGTGCCAGTCAGACTCGGGCTCCGACCATGGATCGCAATCAAACTGGGCATGGTGAGCCCAGTGCCAGGTGACGATCTCTCCGCACTTCGCTATGAGCTGCTCTTGGCAGAGCGGGCACCAGCCAGCCTCCCCGGGACTTGCCGGGGTCCGCTGACCGGTCCCGTCATCGGCGAGGAGCATGGCGATCTCCAGAACAGCTCATGGCTCCAACTTCTCGGGCTTCGCCCAGTCGGGTTCCAAGGAGTCCCACGGGGGGGTCCTTCTAGAGACCCCCCCGTCGTGGGACTTTTCCTCGCGAGTCCCATGGGGCAATGGGACTGCGTGGGACTCGTGGGACTCTGGGGATTGGGCGGCTTGGGCGGGGAGCTTGTAGACGGGTCGGCTCATGGTGCCGACGTTGAGCAGCGCACCCTTGCTGACCAGGGATTTTGTTGCTCGGTAAAAGGTTTGCTTGGGGAGCTTGGCGAGGTCTTTGAGCTCGGTGCGTGAGACGGCCGCAGTCGTCCCAAGCAAGTCCCACATGATTGCCATGAGCGCCTGTTCTGAGGCCACCAACTCATCTGTAGTCCCACGACCTGTGTGGGACTGAATAACGCAGGAAGTGGTCATCTGACCACGGAGAGTGACCACCGACCGGGTGAGCTTGATCAGCTCGAACTGTTCGGCGTCTTTGGCTTTCTCACACTTAACGGTGAGGTTTGCCCCTTCCGCTTCCACGAGAATCATCGTGTCAGCGGCCCCCTCGATGGAACTTGACCCACGGTAGGTCTCACCACCTTTGGAGGTGTGGTGAACGACGAGGACGGTGGCGCCGGTCACGTTCTTCACATGGTCCGCGGCGTCGATCGCCAGGCCGACATCGCGGGTGGAGTTCTCATCCCCACCGACCATGCTGCGGGCCAGCGTGTCGATGATGACTAGGGTCGGTTCCAGTGTCATGGTCATCTCGACGAGCGCCTGCCGGCGGGCTTGGTCGAGAAGGTTGATGGCGGTGGGGAAGAACCGGATTCTGCTGATTTCCGCCACATCAACCCCGAACGTCTCGGTCCACGCCCGAACACGGATCCCAAGCCCACCGACCCCTTCCGCGGCGACATACAGGACGATCCCACGACGGACTTCCCGGCCGTTCCATGGAAATCCAGCGGCAACGCACAATGCCCAATCGAGCGCGAGGAAGCTCTTGCCTGATCCGGGTTTGCCATACAGGACTGCGAGGGTCGACGCGCCGAGAAGATCGTCGATGAGCCATCGTGGTGGTGGCATGGTGACAAGCTGGCCAGCGGTAAGGAGTTGACCGACCAGCTTGTCACCGAGCGGCTGAAGCCCATTGTCGGTTTGGCGTTGGCGGACTGTGGCCCGTGCGACCATCTCGACATCGGGGATGGTGTCGTCGAACGGCCAGCCGCTCATGTTCGTCCCCAGGCACGCCGTTGGAGTTGCTCAACCTCGATGCGGAGCATCGCCACCTCAAGCATGAGGTTGGCGATGACGGTGCGAAGCGTCTCGATGTCATCTGGGACTTGGAGCGCGGCGCGGGTGTAGCGGCCTGCCTGTTCGATGAGCTGGCGGGCGTGCTGTTCGGCGTCTGGGACAAGTGCCACGGCGCTCCTTGGACCGGTGGTGGGATCAGAACGGTGGGAGATTCTTCGCGACCCAGGTGCGGGCGGTCTGCCGGTCCTCCTCATTGGGGTCGGTGAACAGCCATGGTGGTGATTGGCCGGGCTTGGCGACGCCTTTGCCGAGCCTGCCGAGCAGCATGCGTGGGGTGCCGACACGGTCGGCGAGCTGCGCACGCAACGCCTTTTGGAACAACATGAGTCCCTTGTGTTGAGTACCAGCGTGGTCGCCGTCAAGGACGGCGATATCGCAGATGGTCGCGTCGGCGTCTCCGAACGCGGTCCGGATCCCGGTCTCGACTTCGAGGGCTTTGACGAGCAGGAGGCGACCTTCGTAGTCGGTGATGCGGGTCTGCTCGGTGGGCCCGTCGAACATATCCTGTGCCATGTGCATGCTCGTTTCTGCTTGTGCGGATGATGTGCATGTGCTGGTCTAGCTGGTCATCGCGGCTCCTTCCTGCAATTGCACCTTCCGGCGCTTGCATGCCTCCAGCAGCTGGTCGTCCCAGGCGCCGGCGTGGTCGGCGTCCTGCCACACCTTCACGAGGTCATCTTCCGAGGTGGCTTCGTCGACTCGCAGAAGCCACCCGTTCGCGGGTGCATTGGCTGGGGCTGGGGGTTTGGCGCTGGGGGTGAACTTGGCAGCGAGGTCTTTGCGGGCCCGCCACTGGCGAACCTGGTCGCACAGCTGCGCTTTCTCCCAGCCGGCGGTGATGTCGACCCAGTACAGGTCGCATCTGGCTTGTCCGACAGGGAGGTGGATGACGACCGCGTCGTTGCGGTTGACTTCCGGCATTGGCTCGTACCGGCCAGCTGCCGGGTCCCATAGCAGTTCGGCGTTGGCGTAGAGGGCGAGTTGGATGGCGATCTCACCCCACCCGTAGGAGAGGTCCCGGCCAGTTTTCAGATCGCCGATGACTAGGCCAGTGCTGGGCACATCTAAGATCCGGTCGAAGGTGCCCGCAACACCGAGCTCGGGGAGGACGACGACCCGTTCGATGTATCTGGCATCGGTGGTGATCTCGGCGTTTGCGAGGGCCTGCTGATACACCTGGATGTCTCGGTCCCAGGGGGCTGGGATAGTGAGTTGTTCGCCTGCGTCGATGTGTTCGGTAAAGGAATGCAATGCCTGGCCGAGCCGGGCGCCAGAGCTCGCGGCAGCGGCCTCTTTTGCGTCGTCGACGAGACGGTCCAGCGTGGTCTTGTCGTCGATCGGGGTGGCCGCGGCGAGCGCGTACAGATCTGGCCTGGTGGCGATGCCCTTGGCGACCATCCTGCATTGCCACTTGGTCAGGCCGAACATGTCGCTCAAGGTCTTGGCCAGCGTGGTGGCGCGGGTCCACGGCTGTTCCCGGCCGGTCTGCGGGTCGGGGAGCAGGTAGCGGCCATAATGGTCCCGGCGGGGTTCCGGTTGGACCGACGCCACCGCGTCCGCGGGGTTGCACGCTGAGGGTGCGCGCGTAGCATCAGTCAACGTCGACCACCTCCTAGGGTCTGGTCGGCCGTGGCCGGGGGCGTTCGCGCGCCGCCCGGCCGTTCACTCCCCCGGATCATAGCATGAACCCGCAGGTCAGAGGGCATGTGCGCGGTCATAGGAGTGTCCCCTGCCGTTCGATGTTGACCCGTCCGAGGACCTTGGCGGCCCGCTGCCGCGCCAGCGTCTGGTCAGCGGCCAGCCGCGAATATGGTTCGCTCAGGTCGATGCCGACGCCGATCCGGCCGAGGGCCCGGGCGACATGGGGGACGGTCCCCGTGCCGGAAAAGGGGTCGAGGACGATGGCAGGGCGGGTGGGTGGTGGGGTCCACCGGTCGAGGTGGTACTCCCGCCATGGCCCGACCCGCTGGTAATTGTGCAGCTCGTTCATTGCTGGTCGGCGGCTAGCGCCCTCAGCGCGTAGCCCGGCGAGGCGGCCGTCGGTGCGTTCGTCCTGCGCCCACTGGCTCTCGCCGGTGCCTGGGTGGTCGGTGTGGGGGGTACACCCACACGCATACCCCAAGATCGTCGCCGCTTGGCAAGGCATGCAGCCGTCCTCAAGAACGGTAGTGGGGCGTCCGCTGAACCGCTCGGCGCTTTCCCACATTCCCGACTTGGCGCTCTGATGATGTTTGCTGCGTTCCGCTCCGCAGCCGTCGCAACGGCCGTTGGTGAAACCTCGGCGTCGCTCGACGACGGGGAACCTGCCTTGCCCGCACGCCCGGCAGATGCCGGGTGGGGAGAATGCGAGGATCAATCGCCGGGGCCATTCGGTGGGGAAGGCTGCGTAGTGGTCGGTGTCGATCCAGGGTGGCAGCCGCAACGGCTCGGAGGGGATGCTCCAGACCGACCCGGGGAGCTTCCCAAGCGGGTTGTCGCCAGCTTTCGGCTCGTCCCACAAGCGGCTTCGCAGCAGATTGCCAGCCTGTTCGCCTTGCGTCCGGTAGTACGGCACCTGCGGCGCCGGCGTGAGTCGCCGTTGCGGCTTCGCCTCGTATGGCTCGCGGATCTCGTCGAGGGCGGCGTAATACCGCGGCTGCTTGGCGAGATGCCACCAGCGGGAGTGCGACACGCGGACGCGGTCAGTGACCGATTCCGGTAGGCCGTTGGGCCGGTTCCAGATGATCTCTGCCCGGAGGATCAGCCCGAGCTTGTCGACGCAGCCGATGGCGTACCGCTGCGGGCTGAGGTTCAGCGATTTGTCGGAGTAGGAATCACCCAGCTCGACGAACAGGCTGGCGGTCGGCTTCATGACCCGGACGCACTCGGCGGTGACCTCCCAAAGATGCTGGAGGAACGTCCCCCGAGTGGCCTCATTGCCGATCTGGCCGGGCACGCCGTAGTCGCGCAATTGCCAGAACGGCGGGCTCGTTACGATCAAATCAATGCACGCGTCGCGCAGTGGGAGCCGTCGGGCGTCCCCGCGGATGATGGTCCGCTCGACCCGGGGGTTCACCATGCCGGTCATGGGATGCCGCCGATGGGTTCCATGGCCCCGTCGGTGTAGTGGTGCCACTCGAGGATGTGATGACGGGCGAGGATGCATGGGTTGGGGTCGGTGAGGTGGCCGCAGCGGGCGGCATGACAGTTGAGGCACACGCAGACGACGTACCAGGGGTCGCCCTGCTGGAGTCCTGGTGGGGTGCGGTCCTCGAGGACCCATTCGTGGCTCGGGCAAACCATGACCTCAGCGTCGAACCCGTCGGCCAGCCGCAATCGGCATCGCTGATGCCAGAGTGACCGCGCAGGGTTGGGCATGCCGGTCATGACCCTCCCCTGAGCGGTTCGCCAGCGGGGCACCAGCGGTCGCTGATGACGGTCTGGAACGGCTCGACGAGTGTCTGCTGCTTGTGGCGGACCGGCTTTCTGATCCCCGGGATGGGCCGGCCACGGTTGACGCGGGGCGCTCGGATGAGCCGGAACGCCACTTGCCGCCCGCAGGTATTGCAGGTCATCCGGTCGAGTTTCATCGGCGGACCGCCGTGATGGCGAGGGCGGCGACGTAGCCGCAGAGGAACCCGAACAGCCACCAGCCGAGGCCGCTCACCGGTCGCCCTCCCGCTGTGCCGGGCCTGGGCAAGCCTCGTCGTCTGGTGGCCATGTCTCGAAGCGTTGGCCGCAGTCCTTGCACCACCAGCGCCTGCTGTCGGGTAGCCAGGAGACTTGATGGCGGTAGCCTTCTCGCCACTGGTAGGTGGTCACCGGTCGCCCTCCCGCTGTGCCGCCCGGTCGAGGGCGTGGATGGGGTCGTCGCGTTCCTTGCCGCATGTCCGGCCACCCTGGACGAAGAGCAGGCAGAGGTTGCTGCGCTGCTCGGCGACAAACGGATGGGTCGGCACATCCTCCACGGCGGTCAGCGCGTGCAACCGCTGGACCTCGTGGAGGATGGCGTATCCTCTGGCGGGCCCGTCGACCTGTTCGATCACCTGCTGAATGTTGAACAGGGTGAGGCAGGCTTGGCTGCGGGTAGGGCCGATGGGTGACTCGTCAAGGAACTGCTGCACCTTGGCGACCTGCACCTCGAGGGCGGCGTGCCGGTCCCGGGTGGCCTGGAGCTGCTCCAGTAACTCACCGATGCGCCGCTCGGACTTCTGGGCCAGGGTTCGCCAGCCGTCGATATCCGAGCGGGCGGCCTGGAGCAGGACCGGGGCCGCGGTCTCCACTGCGATGCGGGCGACCTGGGCCCACGGGTCGGACAGGCCGATGGCTGGGTGCTGATCGCAGAGCGCCGTGGTGGCCGCCTGGATGGCCTGGTGAAGGTCGGTGGTGGTCTGCTCGACCGTGGGGTCGGCCTTCTCGAACTTGGTGCAGGTGCAGTCGGTCACGCGGCATGGACCGGTTATCGGCGTGTCCCACAAGATCATGTGGCTTCGTTCTCCGTGGCCACAGGTAATGCAGGCATCGACCGGTTCGGTTTGCACGTAGGCGGCGCAGGTACAACCGGGAATGGCGCAGGTGGAGGCACCGGGGACATGCGTAGCCCGTTCGTGGCCGCAGGTGAGGCAGGCGTCAGCCACTGCGACCACGCTCGGAGGCCAGATACGTCCGGAGCAGGGTGAGATCCAGCCCGGCCATGTCATGGATGCCCCACACCAGCATGGGAATGATGGCGTCGGCGAACCGGTCGACTTCGGCGCGCAGGCGGTGAAGCTCCGCGGTGGAGGGGTCGTGGGTCCATACCAGCCGGCCGGCGTCTGTCCAGGTGACGGCGGCGGATCGTTCAGGCATCGGCCTCGTCACCTCCCACGGGTTCGTCCAGCGCGGGGGTCGTCGCGGACTCTTGGGACCCTTCCCCGTTCTCATCCCGTCGGTCTGCTCGCCCCGGGCTGGACGTCTGGTCGGCACCGGGGCGGGGGGAGTGCCCCGCTGCCGGCGTGTTGGCACCAGCCGGCCGGCCAGGGTCGCCGTCGTCACCGGCCGGCCGGCTGGAACCCTGCTCCCGCTCGATCGCGCGGCGGAGCTGATTCAGCTGCCCCTTCGCGAGTGGACGGGTGTAGCCCTTCGACTCGAGCCAGGTGGCGACCCACTCCCGCAGGCCGCGCTGCTGGATGAGCTCGCCAAGGTCGGCGTGTGCGCGCTGCTGCTCCGCGAGGTCCTTCCATCCGGGCGCGACGCCCTTGCCACCGGAGACGGTCTCCCCGCGGGCCGCGGCGGCCTCCATCTCCTCGGCGGGAGTGGTGTCGTAGCCGGCGAGCTTCATGACGAACCCGAGCGGCATCCGCAGCGCCTTGGAGGACGCACGGGTCTGGCACATGCTGATGAGTTGGAACGCGGGGGCTTCCAGCCACTTGCGCTTCCCGCCGACTTCCTCGTTGCGCATGACGACCGCGTCGGCGCGGCCGACCAGCGCGCCGGCCAGGGTGCGGGCTTCGACGGTGGCGCCGTAGCCGGCATCGTCGCCGATCTCCCACGTGCGGACGGTGGTCGCGAACACCCCCAGCATGGTCCCGGCCAGCGTCCATCCTTCGAGGTAGACGTGTTCGGAGGCGCCGATGCGTTTGATGAGATTGCGTTCGCGAATGAGTGGGGCAATCACGTCGGCGATGGCGGTCGCTCTGGCGACGATGGCGTGTGGGGTCGCGTCGCCGAACAGAGTCAACGTCTGCCGGTCGGGATTCAGGTCGAGGTCGCTCATGCATGAGCCCTTTCAAGTGCATCCAGCGTGCGGTCGTCGAACTCGATCAGTTCTGCGGCGGTGAAGGTCGGCAGCCGCCCAGCTCGACGGGCACGGGCCAGCTGGCCGACAATGCCCGGGGCTTGGATGCCGTGCTTGCGGCCGCCGCAGTCGGCGCAGCGGCACCGCTGCGGGTCGCTGGTGGAATGCTCGCAGCGAAGGTTATGCATCGGGTGCTCCTAGTTCATGTCGGGCCAGTAGCCGGCCGGCGGGTGCGCCAGCGCGGCATCTGTGGTGGTGGGGTCGTCGTCGGGGTCGTCGTGGAGAAGGTGATCGAACAGGTCGTCGGAGAGGTCCGCGGTCGCGCGTGCGAGGAATTCGGCGAGCAGGCGGATCTGGTGTCGCTGCCGCCGGTACATCCACAGCGCGCCGAGGAGGAACGCGCCGGCCAGCTGCGCCGCCAGGTCCCAGTTCACGACTGTGGCCTCCGTTCGGCGAGTAGGGTGATCTGCCGTTCATGCTCGAGGCAGTAGCGTGCGCCGGGGCTGAGCGGCCGTCCGCAGGTCCACTCGGTGAACGGTTCGCTGGTCATGTCCCACCAAGTCGCGCGGCATTCCCCGTTCCCGCGTGGTTTGCGGGTGCGGATTCCGGTCCCCTGGCAGTAGGAGCAGACGGACCGGACCGGCGGACCGGCGGAACGGCGGTCATGCGGGCCTCCGAAGGTTCCGGCGGACCTTGTACCGCTCCTGGGGCAACATGCCGCCCCACACGCCGTGCACCTCGCCAGTGGCCAGCGCCCACGCCAAGCACTCGTGCAGTGCCGGACAGCGGGACTTGCACAGCTTCTTGGCGTGCTCCGCGTCCTTCAAGTCCAGGCCGAGCTCCCGGTCTGGCGCGAACCAGATGTTGGGGTCGTACTGCTCATGGTCCTGGCAGGGCAGCCCAGCGCCGAAGTCTGGGGCGGGCCTGCCGAGTGGCAGGTTGACACCGGGGGGGCGGTGGAGATTCCCGACCGGCTTGGCGAGGCCGGCGAGGCTGGTCGCGCGGGTCATGGCTCGCCATCCGTGGGGATGAATTCGACCCGGCCACCACAGTTCGGGCAGGGGTCGCGGACGGCTGCGGCAGGATCGAAGAAGAACCCTTCGCTGGGGCTGGTCCGAGGCCAACGTTCGCCTGTCCAGCCGCAGGGTGCACGGACGGTACGCATGTCGCACGGTTGCCCTATCCCCGGTGGGAGGACGGTCCGGCCGGCACAGCGAACATTGGCGCTCATTGCGCACTGTCCAGCTCGACCTCGGCTGGTGGAACCCAGCCGCCGGAGATGGCGAGGGTGACGCCGCCCTCGAGGATGGCCAGCGCAGCCTCGTCGGTGGCCCATTCCTGGTCGGGGAGCTCAGCGAGCTGCTGGAGGGTCTGGCGGCTGGCGAACCGGCCGACGAACCGGCCCGTCCGGGGGTCGCGGCGACGATTGCCATACGGCGATGGCGCCTTCGGCGCTGTTGGTACCATCACTTGCCCCCCATGGCCTCGTCGGCGGCGGTCATGAGGTCTCCTCGGAGAGCTTGGCGACGAGGTGGTCGTAGATGACGATGTCGCGCTCTTGATGCACGCAGGGCGCCAACCATCGGGTCGAGCAGTTGTGACCGCGGGTCGACTCGATGATCTTCCGGGCGGCGCGGAGTTCCTCCCGTACGGCACGCAGCTCGGCATGCTCGGCCTCATGTTTGGCTGCCTGTTCCGCGTATGCCTGCTCCCAGCGCGACACGGCTGTGATCGCGGTCTCACGGGCGTTCTGGCACTCCTCGAGTTCAAGGCGGAGCCGGTCGACCGCCTCGCGGAGCAGGGTCTCGTTGCGGGTGGGTGGCGGTGGCCCGCCAGCGTTCCCGAGCACATGCGGCATCAGCGGCTCGCCTCCCCGGTGACCTTGTCGTAGGCGATGACGGCCGTCGTGACAGCGCGGATCACATCCGTCGACCCAGCAGCCTCGCCATCACGCAGCCAACCGCGGGTTGCCTCAATGACCTCCCGTGCGGCGTGCAACTCGGCGACCACGGGTGGCACGTACTGGCGGACCCATCCATCAGGCGCGAAGGTCCCCACCATCTCTTCGAGCTTGTCGAGGTCGATCATTCGGCGACCTCCTGGTGGAGCAGATCGGCAAGGCGCTGGTTAGCCCGCTCGATCATGGCGAGCCGCTCCGGTGTCTCGTCCTCGCGGTAGCAATCCACGTAGAGGCGATAACGATCGAACTCGGGTGGGTTGACGTAGCACGTGCGGAACTTGCCGCCGAAGCCGAGCGCGCCCTGGAAGCGGTACTCGATGCCACCGTCACCACGGCGGATGTCATGGCGCAGGAGCGTCCGGAACATCTCGCGGCCGTCCTCTCGGGCGCCGCACTCCTCAACGAGGATCGTGTAGGCCGCGTCCAAATCAAGCATCGGTGACCTCCTGGTGGAGCAGATCCTGCCGACACGAGTCCAGGTCGCGGGTGAGTTCGTCCGCCAGCCGCCGGTACTTCTCCCGCAACTGGCGGGGCAACTGGGGGTCATCGCACATGGCGACCCTGCGGAGCCACCGGGCGGGGATGATCAGGTCACGATGGGTGACCCGGGTCGCGGAGGTCATGAGGATTCCTCCCCGGGGTCGCTGTTCATCTCCAGTTCGGCGGCGGTCATCGCTCGGTGATGCGCGCGTATCGTCTCCAGCGTCTTTAGCCGTTTGCGTGCTCTCCAGGTCTGATAGACCCGCTGTTGTGTGGGCCGACTTACCCGTGCCCAGTGCACCGGGCAGGCGAGCTTGTCCATGGCGACCTCGACCTCGCACCCATCCGCCGGGCAGACATGTGTCGCCATCAGCGCACCTCCGCGGCGTGGAGGCGACGATGGGTGACCACCGCGGCGACCGCGGCGGCCAGGTCGTTGCGGATCTGGTGACGGTCCCCGCTTGGGATGAGGTCGCCGAGGAGGCACAGCCGCAGCAGCGCGTCGTCGATGCGGGCCATGGCGATGTCGAGTTCGACGGTGCTCGGCAGCGGCGGCGCGGCGACGGTCATCACGCACCCACCTCTTCGCCGGTGCGTTCGTTGCGGGCCACCATCAACCCCCGGACTGCGGACTCGGGGATCCGGCGGTGTCCGCCGGGGGTGTGGATGCTGGGGATCTTGCCGGCCTTGCACCAGGCGAGCACCGCGCGGGGTGACACGTTCAGCTGGTGGGCGACCTCGCTGGGCTTCAGCAGGCGCTCCTGGTCGCCTACCTCCGGGGGGCGTCGCCAGGGACGCTGGGTCTGTGTCATATACTGTCCTCCTGGGGTTCCAGTTGGCGCCGCCGGTCTCTCCACAGGCTCGGCGGCGTCGGCGTTAGTGGCCGTTGGCGTTGCTTCGGTCGTGGCGCATGTAGACCAGATAGCTCACCGGCATCACCCCCCGGTCTTGCGGTAGGTGGTGGGGTCGCCGACCCGGTAGGGCGGCGTCGGCGGGGTTGGGCGGTGGCCGGCGCGGATGAACCGGCCGACCCCGACCGCCAGCAGCAGCGAGCCGGCCAGGTAGCCGACGACGATCAGCGCGACGGTCATCACGCCCATCCCTGCAACTGGACCGGCGGGTCGCCACCGCGGGCATGCCGGACCACGTCATGCAGGTCCGGTGGGGTGTGGTCCTGGCGAGGCGGCTTCGGCAGGTACGGGGCGAGGTCCTCGTCGAGGAAGCTCTGGAACTTGTAGAAGCTGTGCTCCAGGTTCGAGCGCATGCGCTCGTCGGGGACTTCCATGATCTCCCGGTAAAGCTGGGCGCGTTTCTTGATGGTCGCCTCGCCGAGCAGCGGGTCAACGTGGTACATGGCGTCTCCGTTCGTCGTTCACCAGAACAGGCCCTTTCCCCCACCCGGGTCGTCCCGGTCCTGGTCGCTGGTCCACCCCTCAGCGTCGAACCCGTAATGCTGCTTGGCGTAGTGGCGGGTCTGCTGCTCGCGGGCTTCCCGCATGGTCGTGGCGGGCCGGCCCTGGTGGTCCCCCTCGGGACAGCTGGACTGGAACGGCTTGAGGTTGTCGCCGGTCTGGTTGACGTCGACGTTGGTGGGGACCTGGAAGAAGTCGGTGAGTCTCATAGCGCGCCGCCGCCGGTCTGGATGGTGGTGGCGTGCTGGCCGAGGAACCGCATCCACATGTCGGCGGTGGAACCCAGGGCGGGCGGGCTGAGTGTTCGAGGCGGAGGTGCAACGACCCCCCGACCAAGAAGGGCGCGGTCGTTACCGATTCCCGCCACCTCCGCCCGTACCGGCGGTGACGCTGGATGCAGCAGCGTCGGGGGTCACGGCCGCCCTGAACATTGGGGTCATACGGTCGGTGGGATTGGGCACCCAGGGGTCGGGTTCGCCCGGGGGGGGCGGCTCCCCGGGCGGCGACCAGGGGTCGTCCGGCTGGTCGCCGTTCGGGCCGGTGTCGGATGCCGGGGCGGGCTCCATCACCCGTCCGGGAGCGCGACGGCCCGCGCTCGGACCGGTGGGTGCTGTCCCCAGACTGGAGCCCGCCCCGGGGGTCATGCGGACCTCCTCGACGACTTGGACCGTGCGAGGCGACGCAGGATCATCGCGGCCTCAAGTTCGGTGGTCTCGTCGATGAGGACCGCAGCGATCGCGCTTTTGATGGCGCCGGTGCGGACGCCCGCGTCGAGGGCGTCGCGGATGGCGCGGTAGAGGTCAACGGTGTCGTCGGTCATGGGATCTCCAATGGCAGCGTGGGGTGGTCGTCACGACGCTTGTGGGAGCGGTGCTCCATCAGCCGTAGCGAGTCGGGGCTGCGGTCGAACCGCAGCAGCTCCACCAGTTCGGCGCGGCTAATCGTCTTGCGGTCCCACTTGATAAGGTCGCTGGTGTCGGGTGTCGCGCCGGTCAACCGCAGGAGATGCACGCCAAAGCAGTGCACCTGCACGGGACGGCCAGCGAACGATGACCGGACGATCCGCGAATTCTGGTCATGGCCATTCAGGAACTGGCCGTTGTCGCGCTGGACCTTCCAGGTATTGGTGCGCAGCAGGTCGTTGATGATCAGGTACAGGTCGCGGAGCTGCGCGTTGAGGTCCCGGCCGTGGGTTTTGATCTCGACGAGCATCAGATACTTCACATCGCGGTCGACGCGCGGGCCCTCTCGTGTACCGTAGCGATGCACCCAGAGGTCGCTATCGCCAATGCATAAGCACGCCTGGCGGCTGTCGAGATTCTCGTGGCTGCGGATCCATGCCTTGATCGGCGTCTCGGTGCTGACCGGCACACCGCAGCGGCCGCACGGGACGACTTCCCGCCAGGGTGTGGTCATGCCAACCGCTCCCGCGCGGCGACAACCGTCTGCTCGTCGATGTCGCAGCCGACGAACCTGCGGCCCAATTCCTTGCATGCCGCCGGGGTGGTCCCTGAGCCGACGAACGGGTCAACTACGAGATCGTCCGGCTTGGTCAGCTCGGCGATCCAGTAGGACGCCTCGGCCTCGGCCTGCTGCCAATCGTGGTCGGTCTTCTCCCGACTTCCGTCGGCGACGAAGTCCTTATGCCAGTTCGGCGGGTCGCCGTCGCCGTTGCGCATGACCAGCAACGGCTTCCAGCCGCATTGCACATGGGTGGCGTTCATGCGGAAGAACGCGCCGTCGTGGGCGACGGCGTAGCACCAGAACCATGACAGGCCGGCGTCGCGAAGCCGGTCGAGCACTTCTGGCAGGAGGTACTGCCCGGTGTAGGCGACCAGCAGACCGCCTGGCTTCAGTGCCTTGACGGCCAGCTCGCCGAGCTCGGACCAGCAGTCGATGAACTCGGCTGGGTAGGGCGGGTCGGTGAAGATCAGGTCGACTGAGCTGGGCTCCAGGTGGTCGAGCAGGTCGGCTGCGCGGCAGTGTTCGATCCGGATGCGGCCGCCGTCGGCCTGGTCGCGCCGTTCAGCCCAGAGGCGGATGAGGTCGGCGTGGTAGGCGCTGATCTTGCGGTGCTCCCAGGAGTCCCCGGTGGTGTTGGCCACCAGCCATGCGCGGAACTCTGCGGCATCCTGTTCGGTGCCGTTCTCGGCAATGGCGTCGAGGACCCGGTCGGCCTCCTCCACGAGTCGCTGCACTGCGGTCGGGGTCGGTCGCTCGTTGGAGAGATAGGCCTCAACGATCTTGCCTTGCGGGAGCCATGCGCCATGCTGCTCGGGGATCTCGAACTTGGCGACCTCGCCGACCGCCCGTGCGGTGTCCTTGACGGACCAGCTTTTCGCCAGGAATGCAGCGGCGAGCGCAGGCCAGCATTCTTCCGGAGCCTTGCTGACCTCATGGAGCTGCATCAGGCCGACGAATGCGGGAAACTGTACAATGTTTGTACACTTTTCGTAGACCGCATAGGCGTCTCGGCGCTGGATCAACGAATTCACGTTCTTGTTGAGACGCCGCGCATATTCGCGTAGGCCACCCTTATTGCCACGACCACCAACGTGCCCGCGTTCCACGTAGTAGTGGACGTGGTGACCTTCTTCCAGGGCTGACAGCTCACCTTGGGTGTTGGTGAGGATGAGCTGCATGAACGCCTCATCGTCGTCCATGTCCCGCACCCAACACGGCACCGTTTCGAGCCGGCACCGCTTGGCGGCCTCGTGACGATGGTGGCCGGAGATGATCTGCCAACCGTCGCCGACCGGCCGGACGAGGAGCGCATGCTCGGGGCCGAAGCCGCTGCGGGTGATCTCGGCAGCGATCTGCGTGACGATATCCTCGCGGATCTGTAGCCGCGGGTTGTCCGGATGTGGCCGCAGGTCGGCGATGAGGAGGTCGCAGAGCTCGCTCATGAGGCCTGCTCCGCCGGCTCCGGCTCGGCCTTGGCTTCCTCGACGGTCACGCCGAGCGCCCTGGCGATGGCCTCCCAGGTCTCCTCGTTCGACTCGCCGCGGTATTCGCGTTCGGTCTCGCTGACGGTCTGGACGTGCAGGCCCGCCCGGAAGGCGAGCTGCTGCTGTGACCAGCCCTTGGCCCGTCGAAGCTGGGCGACTCGGTTTGCCACGTCCGGTTCCTCCTAGGTCGAGAGTGGCATCATCCGACTCTCAGCCTAGGCTGTCAAGAATGACAGACGCATACGGCATGCACCGTAGAACGGTTACGTCTGCGAGACCTGTTGACACGGTCACCTAGGTCTGACAACCTAGGCCGGCCAGGGTAATGGGGACCCTGATCACGAGGAGTACAGCAACGATGGGAGCAAGAGAACTTGGGGAACTCTGTGAGGCCGAGCGCCGCCGCCGCGGTTGGTCGCTTGCACGCGTCGCCTACGAGATCGGCCTCGTCCCACCACACGACAGAGCGCTGAACGAGTCACAAGCCAAGCGGATACTCGAAGGTCGTCGCGGCCTCGACGAGTGGATGATCTGGCGCCTGATCAGCGTGTTCGGCCTCCGCCCTGCTGCTGCGTGGGCCGCCGCTGGCCTGCTGCCGAAGGGCGTGGATGAGGAAATGCTGAGCAAGCTGGAGTTCTTCGCCACGACCCCCAGCGAACTTACCGCTCGGTCAGTCGGACAAACCGTCTTACCAGTGCCGGCCGAGCTCCAGGACGCCGCCCTGTTGCGCCGCCTCGGCGTGCCCAACCTCGAGCGGCGCCGCGTCCAGCGCCGCCGGCGGCTGCGGCTCGTCCCCCAGGTCGAGCGGAGGGTGGCATGAACCGCCCCCGCTTGCTGGATCTTATGTGCGGGGCCGGAGGTAGTGCAGTCGGATATGCGCGAGCGGGATTCGATGTCGTCGGCGTGGATATCGCCCCGCAGCCCCGGTACCCGTTCGAGTTCCACCAGGCAGACGCGCTCACGTTCCCACTGGACGGGTTCGACGCCATCCACGCCAGCCCACCCTGCCACGATCACACGCCGCTGTCGTCGCTGGTCGGCAAGGATGGCACCGGCTGGCTACTCGCCGCCACCAGGAAGCGCCTGCTCGCTTCTGGCGTTCCCTGGGTCATCGAGAACGTCCCCCACGCTCCGCTGCGCCCCGATCTCGTGCTGTGCGGCGAGATGTTCGGGCTGCGGACTATCCGCCACCGCTGGTTCGAGTTGTGGTCCGGGTTCGTGCTCCAGCCAGGCCACCCACCCCACACGGCCAAGACGAGCACCCGCAAGCGGCGGTCCTGCTGGGACGCGGGGATGCACATCTCCGTCACCGGCGATGTGGGTGTCTATGTCGGCTTGCTGGCGATGGGCATTGACTGGATGACCGGCGACGAACTCTCCCAGGCGATCCCGCCCGCCTACACGGAGTTCATCGGCGGACTCCTGCTCCAGGCGGTGGCAGCAGCATGAGTATCGCCCTACCTACAGCAACGACCGCACCGATATCCGCTGTTTGCGACTTGGAGCGGTCTGTCCCCTTAGGCCAGGATGCGGCGCCCGACATCCTGGCACCAGCCGGTCAGCTTTGGACTGAGGGGGGACCTTTGCCATCCAACGAGGTATGGGAGCAGTATGCGCTGCTGCTGCACCGCCGCCACCGCAGTCAGGAAACCATCGCTCTGTACGAGGTTGCCCTGAGCAAGCTCTGGGCGTTCCTCGCCGACCAGCAGCACGACTGGCGAACGGTTACCCCGGAACTCGTGGACGCATGGCTGGACGGGCGAGTGCGGGCGGAGTGGACCCGCAACACCTACGGCCGGGTCGTCCGCCGGTTCTACGCTTGCGCCGTCAGCCGCGGCTGGTTGGACGGTCCGAATCCACTGGAGGACTGGCAGCCACCCCCGGCACCGCCGCCGCGGCCGCGGGCGTTGCCGCTGGATGCCATCGGCGCGTTGCTGGCGGTCGTCGACCCGAGGATCAGGATGATGGTGCTGCTCGGCTATCATCAGGCCCTGCGGGTCGGGGAGATCGTGCGACTGTCCGTCGAGGATCTCGCGCTGGGGGCGGACCCGCCGATGGTCCGGGTGGACGGCAAGGGTGGCAAGCAGACGTGGATGCCGCTATCCCCGGCGCTGGTCGGCCCGCTGCGCGCATGGCTGCTGCTCCGCCCGGCGCGGGGGCCGCTGATTCCTAACTACCGCGACCCCACCAGATACCTACATCCCAAGTACGCGGCACATCTGCTCGCCAGCGTCATGCGGCCGGTGGTCGGGGACTCCGGGCATGCGCTGCGGCACACCGCCGCTAGACAGCTCCGCCGGCAGACCCACGACCCGTTCCTGGTCCGCGACGCGCTGCGACATGCGGGCCTTCAGACGTTGGACGTGTACACGCAGGATCCGGAGCGGTTGGCGGCCGCGCTCGGCCAGCTACCCGACCCGCTCAAGACGGAGGCGTGATGAGCGACTGGAAGCCAGGGTTCCGCCACCAGGTCACTGAGGCCACCGGCTACGACCAGTGGTGGCGACTGTTGAACTGGCGCTGCGTCGACTGCGGACAGTGGTTCGTCGCGTGGCCATCCGACGATGAGGCCTGCCCAGGCCCACCAGCCGATACCGACCCGCTCCGTCAGGAGGTCGGCCGGTGAGGTTCCTCGACCTGGCGGCGGTAGCGTTCCCACGCGGCCGGTCGGGAGACGCCGAGCCGCTCCGCAATCTTCTCCCAGGAATCACCCTTGGCCCGCGCTCGTCGAATGGCCTCGGTGAGCAGCGCGTCGAAGCGGTCGCGTTCCCGGCGGAACTCGCTGATGTCGTTGAGCTCGAACTCTGGCATCAGACCTCCGGCGTTAGGGATTCTTGACAGGAGGTAAGGATACCCTTACACTGATTCCATTGTCCACCTAGACCAGCCGCGGGTCGCGTCGTCTATAGCGGCACTGCCTCGGTACCCGCCGACTGCGCAGCGGCAGGTACCAGCCCACGAGGTCCCTTGTCCGCCGACTCACGAGCACGACCGACCTGCCGCAAGGTCGGACGCCCCGGCCGGGGCAACACCCACGGAGGAACCATGATCTTCTACGACCGTGCTGGCCAGCCGATCGCCGATGTTCTCGAGTGGGCCCGCCTGTTCGAGACCATGGACCGCCGGGTCGCCCTCGACGACGTCGTCTGCGGCGACGGATCGGTGCGGATCTCCACCGTGTTCCTCGGACTCGACCACAACTGGGATGGCGGGCCACCGCTGATCTTCGAGACGATGTGTTTCGGTGGGCCACCACCGGTCGACCAGTGGCAGACTCGCTACTCGACCGAGGAGCAGGCCCGCGCGGGCCATCAGAAGGTGGTGGATGCGCTGCGCGCGGCAGAACTTGACTGGTTCCTCCAGCACTGACCCGACCTTCTCAGCCTAGACCGGCCGGACGGTCGGTGGTAGAACATGGCGCATCTCGCGCTATCAACGCGAAAGTGGCCCCCGGACGGGGTTAGCGTCCGAGGGCCTGGAGCACCCGGGAAGGAGCCCCATGGTGCCCGACAGCAAGTATGACGACCTCGCCGAGCAGTGGGCACATATCGCGTCGCTTGTCGAGCAGGCAAGCCGGGACGCGGACGTGCTCCACGTGCCGATCCCACAGTCGCTGGCCCGCGGCATGGCCGACCTGCTGGTGTTCCCATCCGAGATCCGCCAGGTCGGCGCCCGCCGCGCCGGCACGTGGGTTGAGCCGATCATGGAACGCGCCGACGAACCACCACCCGACCCGGAGGAACCATGAACGAGCAGCAAGGACCACCCGCCTTCAGCGCCGCGGACATGCCCATCCAGGATGAAGGCTGGCACCTATCGACACGCTATGAGGTGCTCGAACGTTGGCTGGAATCGGCGAAGGTGCGGCAGGTCAGGGTGCGGGACATTGTGACCGGGCACACCATCAGCCGGACGGACTTCTATGAGGGACCATGAGCGAGCAGGTCAGGATCTACCGGGTGTTCTGCGAGAGGCAGGCCGGAGGTGAATCGTGTTGTCACACCCTCGCTGTACGATGCAGCTGTCCCGCTCGACAACCAAGATCGGGGCGATGCCGCCGGGCAGGCGGTGTACCGCGCGGGCAGGCCCTTGACCGGGCCGAGTCCCCGCCGAGAGGCGGGAGGCGGTTCCGCGAACCACCCGGACAGGCAACCGGGAATCCCCGCCCTTCTAGGGCAGGGAGGATGTCAATATCTGCTGGTGTGCCTAGAGTGCAGCGAAGGCTCCGATGCGCTCATTCTGCCGTTCGACAGTGCAGAGGCGCGGGGGAAGTGGGCGGCCGCGCATACCAAAGAGACTGGGCACGACCGCTGGTACGTGGAAGACGAGGAACGATGAGCGATGAAACGTCTTCAGATCGTCGCTACGCAGTATTGCCCGTGCTGCCGCCGCGACCATGACGTGTACGGGTTCGTGGTCGTGGGCAGTTACGTGATCCGCTCGACCTGACCCTAGACGCCAAGATGCCGCCACGTCCTTGGGGAGGAACGTGGCGGCATCTGTATGGTCCAGCCATCGCAATAGCGGGAGTCTAGCAGGCGGTCCGGACAGACCATTCGGCCCCCTACCGCCGGCCGGACGGTCTGCGGGGGCCGAATCGTGGTCCGACACTTCTACGGCGTGCCGGTACCGTACCGGGAGTCTATCCCGTCGGTCGGCGTGGCTGGGGTTGTGGCCGCTCGTCGGCGATCCGGCTCGGCGGCGGCGGCTCGGCACGCTCGGCCCGTGGGGGCGGCACCGACTGGACGTTGCGAACCCCGAATACCCCGAGGGCGGTCGCCGCGCCGATCACCACCGGCGCCCACCGCTGCACCCCCTCCGGGGTACCGGGGGGCAGCTGGGTCGCCAGGACCGCAGCCAGGCCGATGATGGCGACGATCGCCTTGCGTGCACCAGCGACGTTCATGGTTGCCTCCTTGGCCAGGGAATGGCGACCGCCAGGGCAAAGTGCGCCGCCCAACAGGCAAGGGCGAGCAGGAAGATGTCGACCTGGCCGAGGTGATCGATCCCGAACGCGTCGAGCAGCAGCAACGCTGCGGCGATGAGCGCGAGCATGGCGCCTCCTACCAATGCAACCAGAAGTGGATGATCTCGTCCTGCGCGACCGTGAGCGGCAGCGGGTCCTTCGTCCGGCAGACTGCGGCGTGGAGGCGATTCTCCAGGCCGTCTTTGCGCTGCTGGTCACGGTCGTTGAGCTGCGGCCAGATGTTCTTGGCGCCGTTGCCGCCGCCGAGCTCCAGCGGCAGAAGGTGATCCCACTCGGCGACCTTCTGGCTGGCCGGGTAGCCGTATGCCTTGAGGACGGCGGCCTTCTGGGCGGCGGTCAGGCTGCGACGGTGCTTGCTTGCCCACCCGGCCGTGCACACGTCCGCGCGGCTGGTGGTTGCCACGACCCCGGGGGTGATGGTCGGTTTGGGCTGGCCGAGGGTACTGAGCGTGGTGGTCGTGGATATTGGCTGCTGGTGGGAGGTGCAGCCGGCCAGGAGTGCCAACGCCAACACGAGCAGCAGGACGCGGCGGGTCACGCCATCTCCAACTCCTCGACCGCATGGGGGGACATGTTGCCTTGGGCTTCACCTTCGCTGGAATCCCAGATCACGAACGCCACACCGTCGACGACGCGGTCGATCGTTCCGGCCGGTGAGGTGAACCCGAACCGGGCGTTGATGGTGGTCATCGGATCGTACTGCGCCTTCCAGCGGACCCGGTCCCCGGCGTTCACCAGTCCACCTGCTTCGGGTCGTGCCAGTCGGTGATGTGGGCATGCTCGCAGCAGCGGTAGATATGGCCAGTCTTGCCACTGCCACGCCGGAGGAAGATGACCCGGTCATCTTTGCCACACACGTCGCAGGTGACGATGCCGCAGCCGACCGCCTTCCACTTCGGCTCAACGAACTTCGCGGCGGTCATGACAGTCGTGCCTCCTGATTCCAGCAGACCCATGAGGTGGTCCCGGTCCCCCACGACAGTGGCAGACCAACCGGCCACTCCTCCCCGTCGGCCACGGCGCCCTCGTCCGGGTCGGATGCGCGGTCGTTCATGCCCATAGCACCCCAGAGCTCTGGCAGGACTGGCATGTCTCCGGACTGGTACCCGCACCCCACCCGCCCGTGTAGAAGCCAGCGGGAACGTGGCCGCGGCCCTCGCAGACCGGGCAGCGGTAGGGGCGGGTCTGCGGTGTGGCAATCGCCTGATACATCGGATGCTGCCAGTCGCCCATGTCGAGCAGCATGGGCCGCTTGCAGACGTGGCTCGGCCCTGAGGAGGGCGGGAGCGGCTCCCCGCAGGAGCAGACACCAGGCGAAGTCATACCGTCGCCTTCGGCCCAAACTGAACGGTGACGACACCGCCCGGGTCGGTGGTGACGCCGACGATCTCGAGCTGCCCGGCGACCAGCGCCGCCAGCGTGGCCGGATCGACGACCTGACCGACCTTGCTGGCCAGCGTGTCGAGGCGGGTAGAGATGTCGGACAGGCCAGCGGCGAGGTCCTGGCGGGTCCGCTGCAGGTTGTCTGGATGGGTGTCCTTGGTCGGGTCAGTGGTCTCGTCCCCGCGGATCACCACCAGCAGGCCCTGCTGCACCGCGGCGAACTTGGCGTCCAGGTAGGTCCTTGTAGCGTCATCGAGCACGGTGAGGTCTCCTTCCATGTCCCAAAGCCGGGTGGAATCGGCCACCAGTGACGCGTCCCAAGGTTGGCCGAGGGTGGTGTCCCCGCCGTACTGGGTGGCCGCCGACCCCGCGTTCAGATGCGGCTCGTTGGTCCACTGCGCATCCCAGTACCCACCGCTCGGCTTAGGGTTCTGGAGGACGGTCCGGCGGGTGCCGTACACCATCACCTTCCAGCCGGCATCCATGACCGCCCGGTCGAAGGCGGCCAGGTAGCCCGGGTCGATGCGGGTCTCGTAGTCCAACGCTAGCGTGGTGCCGCGGGGGACCTCGTGGCGGACCAACCAGGTGATCGCCGAATGCGCGTCAGCCAGCGGGTCACCGCCGGTCGAGCGGACGAAGATCGGCAACCTGTAGCGGGCCGCCTGGCGGGACCACTCCGCGTCGGTCCATACGTGGGGCGTGTTCCCGCCGATATACCCGGCGACCGCCTCCCACTTCGGTGGCGAGGTCGGCGGGAACGCCGCGTCGAACATCCGTCGCAAGGCCATAGGCTCCCCATACGTGTCGTGGTAGATGTCCGAGTAGGTCATCGGCGGTCCAGGTTAGTGCGGCAGGCAGACCGGATGCTGCGTTGTACTCGGGTGCACCGTGCTCTTGGGCGTCTGGCACGTCGTGCTCGTGACCGGCAAGGTAGTGCTGGTCGCCACGGTCGTGGCTGGCCCAGTCGTCGGTGGTGGCATCACCACGATGATCCCCGCCGGCCCCGCCGGCCCGGGCGGTCCCGGAACGCCTGGTGGCCCTGGAACGCCGATGAGTCCGGCCGTCCCCGTCGTTGAGGACGGGGAGGTGCTCGGCGGTACCGACGGGGGCCGACCGGACGTGGGTGGCCGGGTGGTGACCGGCGGCAGGGTCGTCGAGGTCGGGATGGTCGGCTCGAACACCTGCGAGCTGACCGTGACCGCGGCGATGAACGCGGCGGTGGCGACTAGGCCGAGGATCACCGACCATCTCATGGGGGCTCCCCATTAGGAGTCGCAATGCCCTCGCGGTGTAACGCGTCCTCGAGCTGGCGGATCCACCGTCGCAGCGCCTGCTCCCGGACCCGTGCGGCCTCCACGTCAGCCTCAAGGGCGGCGACCCGCCGGTTGCAATTCTCGATCCGCCTCTGCGCCTCATCGATGCCAGCCTGATAGAGCCCCTTCGCCTGGTCGAACGCCTCACGGACCTCATCTTTGCTGGCCTTCTTGGCGGCGTCCTTGCGGATCTGCTCGGCCTGCTTGCGGTTGGCGGTGCCAAGCTGCCACACCAGGACCGAGCTGAGCGCCGCTGCGAGTGTCGGCAGGAGGATCCCGAGGAGGCCGAGCATGCTAGTCCTGCCGGTAGGGGATGCCGCGTTGCGCGGCCACCACGAGAATACACAGGCAGATCCACTGGCCCGCGGCACGGACGATCAGCACATGCGCGTCCGGCCAGGCCGCCAGCGTCAGGATCGCCAGGAGGATCTTGAGGAGCCACGCGGCAGTGAACGCCGCACGGTCGTCATCCACCCATACTTGCCAGCCACACAGTGCTCCGACCAGGGCGAACAGGATCGCCCACAAAAGCAGCGGATGGGTGGCGCTGAAGCGTGCGCCGAACCCGACGATCGCGCTGGATGCGGGCGCGGCCGCCAGTAGCCCTGCGGCCCGACGGTCCCATAGGCCCCATGCCCAGAAGAGGTCCAACGTAGCGAGGCCGGAGAGGAACAGGCCGCGGTAGCCGACCCGGTGGGACAGCCGATGAACCACCACCGCGAGGCGGTGGTCGGCGTCGAGCAGCTGGGCGCGGATCACGCCAGGCACACGTAGACGTAGTTGACGGCGGTGGCGGAGGACACCCCGCCCCATCGTGCCCGGAACGTGGTGGAGCCGTAGGTGTCGGTGCCGTACACCCCGGTCGGACCGCCGCCAAGCCCCTGCCCCGACCAGAAGCAGATGACCACGCTGGGGGTGAACCCGGCACCATGGGTGATCGTCAGGTAGCCACTGGCGTCGGTCGTGCCCGACCCCGACCCGATGTGCAGGGTGCGGCTCGAGCCGGGAGCGGCCTGCACCACCAGCGTGTTGAGGTCCGAAGCGGTCAAAATGTCTCCGCTTGACCAGGTCTTTCTCGCGATGGTGATCGTCCTCCTACGCCAGCGTCCCGGTGTTGAGTTTCGAGGTATTCAGCTGGAAGGGCTTGAAACTGTCGATGTTGCGGGTGTCGAACCCGATCTCCCAGTAGTCCTGCGTGATGTCGTGGTTCAGCGACTGGATGATGACCTGCACGTCCAGGGTGTTCGGACCGTAGTCGCGGACAACCCGAATCCGGTCGAGGTAGGTGAGGCCGAGCAGGGTCGTCCACATCCCCTGCGTTTCTGCGTGGATGGTGACGTGGGTGACCCGGACGTTGGGGGTTTTGGACCGGCCGACGATCCAGTTCCCGATCGACAGAGCATCCGAGTCGACCCGCAGTAGCGTCCCCGCGGTCCCCGAGAACGTCCGGATCCCGTAGGCGGTCTGGGAGGTGACGTCGTCGGCTTGCTGTTCGATGCCGCCGTTGCGGGTGATCAGCGCCCGGTTGGCGATCGTGTCCCGCTGCTTGGACACAGTCACCTCGAGCATGTCCACGTCGGTGCCGACGTCGGAGATGGTCGCGCGGACGGTCTGCGACCGGTGCGCCAGGTAGGGGTGTAGGCGGTCGTAGAACACCACCGCACCGTTCCCGTCGACGGCGAGGAAGCCGAGTTCGGTGGCGACCGCGTCGTTCACCATCTGCAACGCCGACCCCGCATCGCCCAGGACGGTCTGCTGGCAGGTGGACAGGCCCGTGTCGATCTTGCGGAGGGTGGTCGGCCAGGCGGCGCCGTCGAGGATCCGGTTGATCCGGGCGCCGGTGGTCTCCCCATCCGGGTAGGGAAACCCCGACCGCAACACCGCGCTGGCCAGCACCTCCAGCCCGTCGGTGCATGCCAGCGTGACGGTGGGGTCGAACCCGGCGTCGAGGGTGATCGAGTCGGTGAACCCGCGGAACAGCGGGTAGGTGACGCCCTGCCAGATCGCCTTGACCCACACGGCCACGCCGACGTCGAGCTGCCCGTACCAGGGGCTAGCCGGGTTGAGCGGGTCGTAGGTCCCGGCGGTGTTGTCCAGGTAAACCTGGCAGGTTCCGGGGGAGGCGGCCTCGAGCTCGCCGGCCTGGCCACGCTGGAAGCTGACCCGCTGCACGTCGGCGGTGACATCAACGAACCCGACCGCGCCGAGCTGCCCGGTCCCAAGCGCGGAGGAGTCGAGGACGAAGTAGCCGCCAGCGGGGTCGATGGTGGTGGTCCCGCCGAAGGCGACCTCGACGATGATCTGGGGCGCGTTGACTCCGTCGAGGGAGTAGATCGCGCCGACCTGGGGGCCGAGCGTCCCGTAAACATCAGAATAGACATCGTGGTAGACATCAGGCACGGCGTATCCTCAGCGGATGAACGATGCGCAGCGACCCTTCGGCTTCACTGTCAAAGCAGTGCGCTCCCGGTACGGTCCGGAGAAGCAAACGAACCAGTGGGGCGTCATCACCTACGTAGAGCAGGCGGTAGACCAGCCGTACTGGCGGGTCTACCTGCCGCACTAGTGCGACGAATGGCAGATCACCGACGATGAGGGCTACGACTCCACTGGCAGCATCGTGCATGGATCGAGGCCGGCTGCCGCTATTGCCGAACTGGAGCGGTTCATCGCCGAGGCACAGCAGGCCCTAGAAGCACTTCGCGCAGGCCAAGAGTTCGGTTAGTTGTGGGTGGACATGAACCCGAACGACTGGCCGCTGGACACCGCCACCGTGCTCTTGATCGCCACCGTCCACCCGATCCCCAAGTAGCTGGTCGCTGAGGCGGTGTAGGTTTTGGTGCCGTAGGTACCGGCCGCGTGGGTGGTGGCGTCGTCGGTGACGACGCTGGCGACCCGCCCGTCCGAGGTCCCGGAAGGGAACGCTACGGCGCGTTGCGCCTCCCCACCGGGCAGCGTCCATGAACTCGTGAGCCCGCCAGGGTTGTCGCGGGTGAACGCGGCGGAGATGACAAGGTCGCTTGAGCCGGTGGTGGTCGCGTTTGGGGTGACGACGGTGGTGGAGTCGGTGTTCTTGGTGGATGACTGGTCGACGTCGACGAGGGCGACCTGGTCGGTGCCGGAGTAGGCGACCAGGTCGATCGACCCGTGCGCGTTCACCGAGTTACCTGAGCCGTCGGTGGTGTTCAGGGCGATGCTGCTGTTGGGGTCGCCAGCAGCGGCGGTCTTACGGTACAGGCGGCTCACCAGCTCGGCGGCGCCAGCAGCGAGCAGCCGCGAGTCGAACGCCACCCATCCGGTCGGGTCGGTCAGCACCGCGGAGGTCCCGGAAGGGCCCATCCACGTGTCGGTGGTCAGACCCATGTCGTCCATGTACAGGTCGTAGGTTTGCGCGACCGAGCTGGACAGCCCGAAGTTGTAGGAGACCCCGGCGGCGGTCTGGGTGAACGCGGTCGAGTCGACCGGGCCCTCGTCGACAGTCGTCTCGGCTGCCCCACCCGCGTTGGTGTTCTCGAAGATCTTGACTGTGACCGTGGTCGTCGACCCGTTCCAGACGTACTTCCATTCGACCCGGTTCCACACGTTCGCAGCCGGGGTGATCGTGGAGGTGTAGCGGGTCGCGCCAGCGGCGATATCGCGGATGATCACCTTCCCGGCGGTGTCCAACCCGATACCCCAGTTACTCCCGGTGGTGGGGTTCTGCTGCATCAACCGGGTGATCTGGGCGGGCAGCGCGGTCCGGTAGTAGTACAGCCGGCCGTAGTAGGTCGACGGGGAACCGAAGCTGGCCTGCCAGGTCGTCCGCGAGGTCGTTTGCGCCGCCACGCTGTGATGGATCGACGTAGTCCCAGCGTGTGCCTGCGTGCTCGAGTAGACCGGGATCGGGGAACCGATCGAATCCCACGGGTTCGACCCCACCGAGTTCGAGTTGCCGGTGGTGACGTTGCCGAGGTTGGTACCCTCCGCGGCGTTGCGCAGGCCGATACGGGTGCAGGTGTGGAACAGCAGCATCCCATCCCCGGCCTGCACCGTCGATGGCACCGTCAGCGTCTGACTGGCCGAATTCGAGAACGACTTGCTGGCACCATCCCGGAACGAACCCGTGCTGATCGGGGGGCCGGTCGGGCTCAGGTCCGGGTTGAAGTAGTCCGCCTTCGCCAGATCCTGGAATCCCTTCAGCGCGTTGGCGGAGGTGTTCATGCATTCGCTGACCCCGGAGACGCCGTTGAAGTAGACGATCGCCTTGACCTGCGGGTAGCTGGCCTGAAGGGTGGTGCGGACCTGGTCGTAGAACCCCTGCTTGGTGTTCGGATAGCTGCCGGTGGTCTCCTTCTTCCCCCACTCCGCCATCATCAGCGGCTTGGTGTGGCTGCCGCTTTTGGTGACGGTGGCCCAGTTGAGCATCGGATACTTCGTCTGGATGACGTAGTCCAAGTCCTCGCTGGTCGAGGCGCTGCCGTAGGGATCCCACCCGATCCAGTCCACGTAGGCGTCGCCGGGGTACAGCGCGTTCATCCGGGTTGGGAACTGGGTGAGGTACCCGCTCGGCTTGAACACCCACACAACGTTGGTGGCGCCTTGCGCGACGAACACGTCGTGGAGGTGCTGCGCCGCCGACGCGTACTCCGCGTCGGTCCCGTACGTCCCACCATCCGCACTCGAGCTGGCGTTCATCTCGTTGTGGAACGCCAGGAAGAACGTGACGCCCCAGTCCCGCATCAACTTGGCCTGCGGGATCACGATCGAGTTGTCGTAGGAGCCGGCGGCGATGTCGGGCCACCTGTACTGCGTCGATGATCCGAAGATCCGCGGAGTCCAATGGATCAGCAGCAGCCGACCCTCAGCTGACATCGCCTGCTCATCAGCGGTCGGGAACGCCGTCGCGTAGTCGTTCCAGTCGTGATAGGCCGACGCGATGTTGAGGACGCCGTTGGTGGTGGGGGTCCGGTTGGCCGTGGTCTCGAAGTTGCGAACCCGGGTGGCGTAGCTGGTCGCCGAATCACACGACGTCGACGGGTACACCCCGAACAGGCAGCCGACGTTGGGGACCAGGATGGAGCTGAGGCTCACGCCGGCACCGTCAGCTGCACGAGCAGCAGGATCTGCAACGGCCCACCCGACGATCCCTGCGTGACGTGGGTGGTGATGACGCTGGTCCCACCCGTCAGGGAGGTGGAGGAGAACACCGCCGCGATCGTGTTAACGGTCTGGCCGACCACGATCTCCGGCTGCGTCGACAGCCGAGTAGTGCCGCCGACCTTCAGATCCACCTTGGTGTTCAAACCGGTGGTGGCGACGTTCTTCAACCAGCAGGTGTAGCTGTAGAGGTCGGCGTTGAACGGCACGACCAGGTTGTACTGGATGTCCAGTGGACTGGTGACCGTGTCGACGGTCCACAGGAACGGCAGGATCGGCCGGTCGGAGCGGTGCTTGTGGTCCTCCCGCGCGTAGTTGGTGCCGGTCCCCACCGCTGACGCGGTGGTGTAGTCCATCGCGATGACCGTCGAGGCGGGCGTCCCGGCGGGTACCGCCGCCCACGCGGTGGTGCCATCGCCCTGCTTGACTGGCACCCACCCGGTGGTCGCGGCAGCGGCAGTCGAGGTGCCGATGCCGAGTTTGGCTTCCAGCGCACGGATCGCGCCGTGGGCGTTCGGGTGGTGGGTGTCGTGCCCGGTGGTCACCCCATCCACGACAAGGTCGTCGGGGATGGTGGTGTCGTCGTCGAGCGCGGCAGGGTACTTGGTCGCCACAGACGGCTCCTAAAGCTGGTTCGCGATGTCTTTCTTGCCACGACTCCGCAGGTCCTCGCGGATGCTTTGGAGCAGTTGCCGAGCGGCAGTACGGTCAGTGCCGACCGCGGTGATGTTGAAGATGAACGTGTTACCGCCGCCGTAGCGGCGCCCCGGGGTCACGCTGACGGTCTCCGGACCTGCCTCCCCAACCCCGATCAGGGTCGGGCGGGAGAACACGGTCTCCGGCAGCCCACCGGCGTACCAGTGGGGCGAGCGGGCCTGCCATGCCGCCCACGCGGTCGCCGGATTGCCGTACACCATCTTGATGTAGTTCAGACCGGCGGCGATCTGGTCCTGCGGGTTGGAGGTCTTGTGGAACCCGGTCATCGCCCATGTCGAGTCGAGGAACTGCGCGATCCCGTAGGCGCTGGAGGTGGGGTTCTGCGCGGCCGGGTTCCAGCCCGACTCGTGCTGCCACAGTTGGCGGAGCGCGTCCCACTGGGCGCCGACCCAGCCCATCATCGCGGCCATGCTCTTGCCGAGGTCGACGATGGGTCCGACCGCGCCGGTGGTGGTGAACCCCGCCCAGATCTGCGACCACACGTCCTTGAGCGGCCCGGCCACGTCGGAGGCGAGCCCCCGGAAGAACCCGGCCACGTCGGCGGCACCGTGGGCGAGGCCCTTGAGGATGCCGCCCATCACGTGCTTGCCAGCCGAGATGGCCCAGTCCGGTGGGCTGTGGATCCCGAGCGCCCCCAGGATCTTGGAGGGCAGACCTTTGAACCAGCCGACCACGGTGTTCCAGACCGCTTTCACGCCGTTGAACATCCCGCTGATGATGTCCTTGCCCTTTTGGAGCAGCCACGTCCCCGCACCAGCGAGCGCGGTTTTGATGCGGCCGGGAAGGTCCCGGAACCACTGGACCAGTTGCCCCCAGCGGGACAGGATCAGCGGGATCGGGCCGAGGAACCCGTCTTTGGCGGCGCGGACGACCTGATCGGCGAGCCAGTGCGCCGCCGCGACAAGGGCATGCCACGCGTCGTTGATCCCATGCCACGTCTTCAGAACCCACTCGCGGATGTCCTGCCAGGCCTTGACGAAGAAGTCCCGCATGTTCAGGACGGCGTGGACGAGGTTGGCGGCGGCATGCTCGAGCGCCGCCCACGTCCCTTTCACGATGTTGCGGAACGTCTCCGAGGTCTTCCACAAATGCACCAGCCAGGCCGCCAAGGCGACCAGCGCGACGATCACGATCCCGATCGGGTTGGCGGCCAAGACCACGTTCAGGACGCCTTGGGCGACCGCGAACAGCTTGGCCCCGACCGCCACCTTCACCAGCGTCGGCGCGAGCAGGATCAGCAGCGGGGTGAGCGCCAGCAGGATCGGGACCAACCCTTGCACGAGCACTGACGCGATCTTGGCGGCGGCGGGGATGATCGGCAGGAACGCCAGCGCTGCGGTCACCACCACCGGGATGAGGGGAGCCAGCGCGATCAGGAGCTGCCCGACCGCTTTGGCGACCTGCACCAGCGACGGGGCGGCCTGCTTGAACGCCACGGCCAGCGCGTTCCCGACCTGGTTGGCGACCTGGATGATGATCGGCAGGATCACCTTCAACGCTGGCATGAGCCCGCCGAGCAGTGCCGTGACAACGGGGATGATCGCGCTGAGCAGGTTGTTGGCGACCTTGCTGATCCACACGGCCAGGTAGACCAGCGATGGCAGCAGCGGCTGGATCCCCTTCAGGAGCTGCCCGACGACCTGGACGAGGCCGACGAACGCGGGGACCAGCTGCGGCAACACCTTCGCAAGCGCGCCCGCCAGCGCCGCGACGACGCTGGACAGGACCGGCAGCAACGCCCGCAGGATCGCCGCCAAGGCGGGGAACAGCGCGCCGGCGAGCCGGCCGATCGCGGGGAGCATCTGGTTGATCGCCTTACCGACCAGCGGCAGGACCTTCATCAGGCCCGAGTCCAACGCGGTGCCGACCCCGAGGATCGCCTGCTGGAACGCCGGCATGATCTGCTGGCCGAGGCGGACCAGCGACCCGATGATGCTGCCCACGATCGGGAGCAGCGACCCGATGGTCTGCAAGAGGGTCCCGAACGCCTTGGTATTCCCTGACAGCGGCGACAGGATCATCTGCAACGCCGCAGCGAGGTTGCCGACCAGGTCAGGGATCTGGTTGAAGAACTCCCGCACGATCGGGAGGACCTGCTTGATGAGCGGTTGGAACTCGGTGATCACATTGAACACTGCGCTGACCAAGCCCTTGCCGAACACGTCCACCAGCGGTGCGACAGACTTGAAGAACCCCTGCAAGACGGGCTGCATCGTCTTCAGGCTCTCGCGGATGTACTTCACCAGCCCGAGCATCGTGTCCTGCACCGGCTTGGCGTCGGCGGCAAGTTGGTTCTTCAGGCCCTGCCCGAGGTCCTTGAACTCCTTACGGACGTTCTTGTTCATCAATGCCGCAGCAACGCCCACGCCAGCAAATGCCGCGCCCAAACCAACGCCCAAAGTCCCCGCAAGTCCAACGCTCGCGACCCCAGCGGCACCAGCAGCCGCGACGAATTTTAGAGTTCCGGTGGACAGGACCTGGAGATCTTTTGCTGTTCCAGCGGCGGCGACACCTACCCCAGAGATGGTGCGGGAGGCGTTGATGTCCACGCCGAACAGCTTAAAAAGGTCAGACTGGCCGTGTTACCGGGCATCTGACTGCACCACCTCCTTTCTCGAAGCTCTAGATGAACGACTGCTGCCCAGGACTAGGACGTCCCCTGCGTCTCAATCCCGCTGCTGCTAACTTCCTTTGGCGCTCCGCACGGCACTGGCGACAGGCATTATGTCCCGTCTTTGGGTGGACGTAGATATTTGCAGGAATCCAAGGATGCCCATTACGACAAGCGCCATTCATCTTGCGCGTCGCACGCGCACGCGCAGTATTTTCTCCACGCGTGACAATTTCCATATGTTGCGGGTTAACGCAGCAGCGGACACGACACAGATGATCCAGCGTCAAACCATCAGGGATGGGGCCTTTCAGCAACTCCCAGATAAGGCGATGCGCGGCTCGGTTCTTTCGGCTGCCTGGAGGCCACGTGGCGGCCCCGTAACCAGTCACGGCAACATGGCCGATCCAGAGCCAGCATCCTGTCGTTTCTTCAATGCGGATCTTAACCGTCAGCTTGAACGGCAGGGCAGACAGGTCCACAAGGGACCACCCCCTTGATGTGAGTTCCTTGATGTCGTCAGATAAACGGGGAGCCCCAGCCATCAAGGGAACTGGGGCTCCCCTACCCGCCGACGAAGCGGGCTTCTTTCAGCCGAGATGAAGTTTCCCAGCAATCACCTTGGCTTTTATATCGTCGAGCACCTTGCGGACCTCGTGTTCCATCTCCGGCCGTTTCTCCCGCATGGTGGAGTCGAAGTACGGGTAGCCCCGCTGGAACACCACCGGCTTGTGCCCATACGTCGGGTGTTTCCAGCCGCCCCGGTCGATGTCTTTGGGGAGGTCCCGGGAGTTGCGGCCGCGGAGCCCGGCGGTGAACTGTTTGACCGCCACCTCCCGCGCAGTCACGCTCACCTTGATGTCGAGCGCCAGCGTGGACCGCAACCCAACCCCGGTCCCTGCCCTGCTCTTGCGGTAGTGCCGGCCTGCGCCGGTGGCGGTGTACTTGGCGGTCGCGGGCATCGTGCGGATCTTCACCCGAGCGGCGTCCGCGCCGATCTTGGCGGCCTTCCGCAGCCGCTTCCGGAACGCGCGGCGGATCTCCGGGCGCATCCCCCGGGTCGCGCGGGTCAACTGAACGTAGTCAGCAACGTCGATCTTCGGCATCAGCCCTGCCTCTTGGCTTCCTCGTCAGCACGCTTCTGGCGGCCCTCGTCGATCGCCTCGGTCACGAACCGGAGCCGTTCCGCCTGCCGCCAGCCGAGCTCGTCGACCATGGTGGGGGTCCACCGGAACCGGTCAGCCCACCACAGGTCATCCAGGGCGGCATGCCAGACCGGATCCAGCCGCTGTGCGAGCTGCGGTTTCAGCCCGTACTGGCCGATGTTGACGAGGGTCCCGCGGGCAAAGGGGATGGTGCCTGCCCGTTGGCCTCGCCACCGCCAAGGATCTCCGCCAGCGCCGGGGTGACCACCGCCGCCAGCGGCTTGTGATACTTGACGGGGAGGTCCTGCACCGACGCCAAGCTCACCTCGAGCGGCTGGCCATCGTCGTTGGTCAAGGACCAGCGGCGCACGAACCGCACGATCAGCGCATCCTGCAGGGTGCCGATCCCGGACAGCCCCATCCCGGCACCGAACAGGTTGATGCCTTCGTCGTCGGCGGCTTTGAGCGCGAACCGGACGTCGCCGCGGCGCAGGTCGCCAATGTCGCGCAGATCGGCCGTGTGGCCGTCGGGGAGTTCGATGGTGGCCATCAGAACGCCTGGTCCTGGGAGACGAGCCTGATCTGCACCGGAACACCCCCACCGTCGTCGTAGCACTCAAATCCGATACTCTCCGGAATCAAGTCAGGACCGCCAACCGCGAGGGGGTCAGTCTTGAATTTGACAAATGGGAGCACAAAGGACAAACGGTACGCGCCGGTGCCGGTGCTGCCGGCCGCGCCGTCGGCGCCGGAGCCGTTGATGCCGTGGGCGAAGTCAAGCTGCAACGACCGGGTCGCATTGGTGGAGAACAGGTCGTAGAACTCGGTGCGGTTGGTGAACTCGGCGTCCAGCGTGCCGGTGAGGGTGGGGATGCCGTTCTCAAGCTGTTCGCGCTTTATGCCGGCGTTGCCGAACCCGTACCGCTCGGAGGCGACCGGCCGGGCGGCGGTGAGGGTGAACCCCTTCACCACGTGGCTGACCGAGGCGGTGCCGGTCAGGGTGGTGTAGTTCCCGGTCCCGGTCCCGGTCCCACCAGTACCCGGCAGCGACCCGGTGCCCGCCTGGGTGCCGGTGCCGACCTGGAACAGGTAGGCGTCCACGAACGAGAAGATCTGCGACTGATAGGTGGATGCGGCGAACACGGGCTGGGTGATGGACCCGGTGGTGGTGCAGTTCATCCCGTCGGCGGTGAGCTTCAGCTGCGCGAGCGCACCGTCGGAGCAGGTGAACTCCCAGCCCGAGAACTTGAGGCCGGAGTAGCCGAACCGGATGGACGTGTAGGGGCTTGCGATCTGCGGGCGGCCGACCTCTGCGGTGAGTGACAGGCCGGCGGTCGTGCCGGGCTGGTGGACCTGCTGCCACGCGGAGGTGGCGCCGAGCTGCTGCGCCCCGGTCGCCGGTGACCCGAGGGCGTAGTGGAGCAGAAACCCCATGCCCTTCCCACCGGTCGCTGACACGCCCCGGTCGGCGAACTCGAAGACGAGGTCGCCGTTGACGTCGTAGCGGCTGATCGCGGTCCGCTGGCCACGCTTGAACGCCTGCCCCTGCTTCAACCCGGCCGAGTCGAGGTAGGTCGGGGTGAGCGCCAGCGACTCCGACAGGAACTCATACCAGGCGGTCGGCACCGCTTCGGTGCCTGGGGTACCTTCGACGCCGAACCCGAGACTGGCGCCAAGCCCGGATGCGTAGGGGATTGGACTCACCTCCGTACTGTCACACGCATGGGATACGATGATGTTGCGCTCGGCGATAACCAAGCTGGGACGCTCTGCCGCAGGACATGCGGTGAACAGCGCGGGCAGTCACTCCGGTGGCGAGGCATCAAGCCGGTTCCGCGAACCACCCGGAGAGACAACCGGGAACCCTTCGCCCGTAAGCGAAGGGGGATGTCAATCCTTGTCCTTCGCCTTGGCGGCGGGCTTGTCGGTGACGGGCTGGAAATACTCAGCTGGCAGGTTGGTGCCGTCGGGGACCTCGACGACCTCGTCGGCGTCCACGTCCCGGCCGACCAGCGGGAAGCTGACGGGACCACCGCTCACGTTGCGTACCTTCACCTGTCCTCCTAGAGGCGTGCTTTGGCGTCGATGCGGAACAGGACCTTCACGAGGACACCCTGGCTGGTCTGGTCCTGCCGCAGCTCCGACCCGCCGCTGACGGGTTCGCAGAACAGCACCAGCCCGCCGAGCATCGGGTCGGCGCGGATCAGCGTCTCGACCGCGTGGACGATCCCGTAGGCTTCCAGCCGCAGGGTCCGCACGTCGGTCTCACCACTCCACGCTTCGGCGCAGCAGTGGATGGTGAGGGTTTCGTCGACGGCCTGCTTGCCGAGCGCCGCCCACGTCTGCTCACTGTTGGCGGAGACCGGCTCGTCCGAGTCAGGGTCGGTCAAGCCCACATACAGGTTCCGCTGCGAGGGTTCCTGGGTGATCCGGGGCCCGTCGTACACCGCGACGGTGTTGGGGGCCGGCGCTGTGCCGAGCGTCACATCACCCGAGAACAGGCTCACCAAGTAGTCAAGAACGTCCGGTACTCTGGATGTGCTCATGGGCGTGGCACGGCAGGGTTAGGCTCGGCATGGCACGGCTCGGCAGGCATGGCACTCATACGTACGCCTCGAGCATGGCCCAGGCGATCAGTTCGACCGCCCGGTTGGGGATCGCATAGCCGAACCCGGGCAGGGTGACCTCCTCCTCCCCACCGATGCTGGGACGGAGCGACGGGCCATGCTGGGTCTGCCACAGGTGTTCGAGGACGATCCGTGCGAACTCGTTGAACGACGGTGGGATTGCGGTGCCCCATCCGACGGTGTAGACGACGGTGTAGGCGCCACCCCAGCCGAGGAACGGCCAGCCGAGCTTGCGGCGGATGATCCCCGCGTTCGAGTCGATCTCGAGGTCGCTGGTCGACTGCGCGACCCCGCTGGCGACGTCGGTGATGGAGGTGACCGCCACTAGCGGCCGTTGCCGGACAGCGATGGTGGTGTGCCCGTACGGGCACGGGACCCGTTCGGTCACGCTGCGGGTAATGATCGGGCCGCCGGTGAGCTTCTCGAGGTTGGCTTGGATGGTGGCGATCTTGCTCTGGATCTCGCTGTCGTAGGTGGTGTTCGTCTGCGGGATGTTCAGATGGTCCTTGGCGTCCTGCAAGCCGAGGACCGCGACCTCCAGGGGGTCGAACACCTCGAACACGGAGTAGGAGACGCCGGCGTTGGTGCCGGTCGCGACCCACTTGTACGAGTAGTGGCCGATCAGGTTGATGTCGGCGGTTGGGATGTCCTGGTGGTACAGGCCGGTCCCGTCGTTGGTCGGCGAGGAGTAGGTCTGGGTGGACGCGTCAGGCTTCTGCACCGTGAGGGCGATCGCGGTCGCGTTGCCAAGCTGGCCGGCAGCGTTCTTGACGGTGGTTGACAGGGTGATCGGCGCGCCCTGCGGATACCTGGGCATCTAGCTTGGCCCTCCTGCCGTGTCGGTCGCCGTGAGCGTCGCGGTCATCCCGCCCGTCGTGCTGAGCGCCGCAGCCGCCTCCGAGGTGGTCAGCGTTGCCGCCGCAGTCGCCACAGTCAGCGTGGCGGTCGCCTGATCCGCTGCGGTGAGAACACCGATCGTGAACGGGATCTGCGTGGCAGCCGTGAACGTGTCGACGCCGGCGGCCGTCTCAGTCAGCGTGACGAGCACGGCCGCGGCGAGGGTGTCTGCCGCTGCTGCCAGGTCGGCAAGGGAGACCTGGACTGTGACCGTGAAACTGTCGCTTGCGGTGCCCCCGTCGGCGAGAGTCTTGGGTTGACCGACTGCCACCGAGTCTGTGGCGGCTCCCACGTCGGCGAGGGGGATTGCCGCCGTGACCGCAAGGCTGTCGGCGGTAGTGCCCTGGTCGATCAGCGGCGTCTGGACGACGACGGCGAGGCTGTCGGTGGCGGACCCGGAGTCGAACAGGGGGATCTGCTGGACACCCTGCGCGATGGAGATCGAGTCGGACCCGGTGCCCGAATCGTTGAGGGAGATCTGCGCTGCGACTGTGAGGGTATCGGCGGCGGCGCCGGCTTCCGCCAGCGGCACCGCGGCACTGACGGTCAGGGAGTCGGCAGCGGTGCCGGTGTCCGCTAGGGGTTTGGGGATCCCGACGTTGATCGAGTCGGCTGCGGATCCCGTGTCGGCCAGTGGGATCTGCGCGGCGACGGTGACCGAGTCCGACGCGGCGCCGACCTCGCCGAGCGGCACGGCGGCAGTGACGGTGAGCGAGTCCGATCCGGTGCCGCTGTCGTTCAGCCCGACCGGGATCGAAACGGCGAGGCTGTCGGTTCCGGCGCCCACATCGGCCAGCGGGACCGCTGCGGCGACCGTGAGGCTGTCAGCTGCGGTGCCACTGTCCGATAGTGGTGCGGCGACGGTGACTGTGAAACTGTCGCTTGCGGCACCGGAGTCGTTGAGGGTGATCGCGGTCGCGCCGCCGCCGACCGGGCCGAGGTAGGCGCTGGTGGAGACGCCAATGTCGTCCAGGTAGTAGGTGACGTTGGCGATGCCGGTGCCGGTCTGCCCGAACCGGACCCGGTCGATCGTCCCGCCCGTGTTCAGTGCAGTGTTGGTGATCGTCTCCAGCGGGGTGTTCGACTCGGGTGAGTCGAACAGCTTGCACTCCAACACCCCCGCAGCCGCATCGCCAGTGCAGAACGCCTCCACCCGGACCAGCTGATTGAGCGGGACCGAGTTGCCCATGGTCGCCACCGTCGACCCAGCCGAGTCGGTGGTGAGCAGCTTCCCCGTCGTGCTGATCTGCACCGACCCACGGACGTTCGAGACGTTGAGCCAACGGAACAGGCGGGTCTGCGTGCCCGGGTTGGCGGTCAGGTACAGGTAGGCGCGGAGCCACACCGTGCCGGTGGCGCCACCGAGCGCCGTGGACCACATGACGTAGGCTTCGCCGAGGGTCGCGCCGGTCTGGCACAGCATCCCCAGCGTGCCATGGCCGGGGTGGGCATTGGAGAAGTTCACCGCGCCGTCGCCGGCGCTTACGGTGACCTGGTCGAACTGGGTGTTCCCGACCCCTCCCGCATTGCTGGTCGAGATGGCGACACCGTTGGTGCCACCCTCAAAGTCGTTGGTGACGGTGACCGCAACAAGGCCTGCCGCAGGCTTGAGGATCCGTGACCCGCGGCGGATGATCCGGGCTGGGGGCTTGAGATATCCCCGGCGAGGTGGCATGAGCTACCCCCCGAGGGTCACTGATCAAACGACCAATACACGTCGGCGCTCTGGCCGGTGCCGTTGATCGGCAGCAACGCGAACCCGTTGCCGGTGCCCGACGGGAGGAACAGGCCGCGCCCACCGAACGTCCAGATGATGCCCGACCCGATCGACGCGCCGATGGACGCGCGGCGGATCTCGCCGGCCACCAGGGTCGGCAGGACGGTGTGTGTATCGCGAGCGTCGGCTTTGGCGGTGAAGTTGGTGTCGTGCTCCTCGTACACGACTGTCTTGGCTGCGCCTTGGGTGCCAGTCGAGCTGACCCGTTGTAGGGTGCATTCGAACGCAAGGGCGCTGACATTGGTGATGCCGACCTCGACCAGCCATATCCCGCCAGTTCCCAGGGAGTACAGGCTGGCAAGGGGCAACGTTGCCGTTCCGGGACCGGTAGCACGGTAGGCGGATGCTGCACGGGCCACGACTTAGCCTCCTGAAAGGATCGACGGGGCCTCGCGGCCTGGGTTCGTCGGCCGCCCCGCAATGGCCGGCTTGATCGCCCCGGAGATGACCGGGACCAGCGACAGGATCGTCTCGGTGAACGCGATCTGGGACTGGCCGGCCACCCCATTGGGGCCGTTCACCCAGAACTGGCAGTTCTGCCCTGAGGCCATCGACCCTGAGCCGCCCTGCCCCGATGCGTCGTCGATGAACAGCGACACCTTCAGCCGCTCCCCATCCAGGATGGCCGTGTCGACCACGTTCGCGGCGGTGACCGTGCAGGTCTTGGTTGCCCCACCGGCCGTGTTGGTGAACTCAAGTGCCCCTTGGCTTGGGCCGGCCGGATCCACGATGGTGGCCAGCTCCAAGCCGTTGGCATCGCAGCGGTACACGCCGATGCAGGGAGCGCAGTTGGCGGTGGCGGAGGTACTTTGACGGCCCCACAGCGAGGCGACGATCTGCCCCGCGATCGTGACGGGCTGGAGCTGTTCGGAGTACCACGCGATCGCAGTCGTATCGGTACCAGCAGTCGTCGACGCAGTGATCTCCAGCGGGACGGTCGGACCGGCGACGGTGTTCTTGTTCCGCAACGTCGACGCGGCGCCTGCCGACCCGTTCAGCTTGTGACGGTTCGTCTCTGTACCCGAGGGGGTCACCCCGGACATGTCAGTGTTGGTGAGGTAGAGGTTACTCATCGGCTCATCCCGTCAGGACCTCACCGCCAGGATCCACCGGCAGCTCCCCGACGGCGCGGTAGACCAGCATCGTGCCCAGCGCCGTGGCTGCCGCACCCAACGTGGCGGTGCACTCGTACTGTCCGGCCGCCCCGGGATACAGCCGGGAGATCGCCACCGTCGCATCGCCATACGTGACGCTCGACTGCGACAGCTCCTCGCCCTCCACAAAGCCGTTGGTCTGCCCAGAGATTGTGGTCAGACTAAACGCCCCATGTACCGCGAAACACGCAATGTCGCTGGCGCTCGTCTGTGGGGTCGTGCCGGTCGAGATGGACGTGACCCCGGTTGCGCCGTGGGTCTGCCACTGGTCCAGCGGCTCCGTGAAATCAACGCCATTGATCTCGTAGGCAAACCATAGAATGAGGCCCGTCTCGCCAATAGTTTGCACCGTCCATGACGACTCATTAGCCGGCACGCCCTTGCGACGCCAGGCATAAAGATCCGAGCTGCCCAGACCAATCGGGACGATATCCTGCTCGAACCCGGCTGGAATCTGCAACTGACCAGCGAGTCCGTTCGCCCAGGCGATGATCAGGACCGTGCTGCCATCGGTCGTGCCCGAAGGCAGCGTCGCTGTACCGCTGGCCGCCTCGAACGATCCCTGGTTCTTCTGGAGGATGCTGGCCTCGGACAGCGCCACCTTGCCGTGCTCCTAGCTGCGGTTGGGGTAGTTGGCGATCGCCCACGCCTCGACCGCCTGCTCGTCGCACGCCACCCCGGACGGGTCGGCCATGTAGCTGCCGTCGGGGACGATCAGGTTCCCGTACCCGTCGTCCTTGTAGTAGGTGGCGCTGGCGAAGGTGCCGTTGCAGGAACCGATGATCTTCTCCGGATGCGTACCGGACTGGTCGGTGACGTCGACGATCCACTGCCACGCGGAACCCTTGGGCATACGTGCTCCTTTGCCGCGATCAGAACAGGCCAGACAGGGTCGTCGAGATGCCGTTGGTGGTGTCGGTCACGGTCACATCCCCGAACACGACCGTCATCGGCGGTGAGCAGGACGGCTGGAACGTCGCCACCAGGTCGAGCGAGAAGTACGCCTTGCCGTTTTGCACTGGCACCACGGCGCTGGCGGTCACCGATTCCTTGTTGGCGGCCTGTGGGAAGTTGTCGCCAGGGTTCAGACACGCCGCAGTCGCGGACGCTTCGACGGTGATCTGGGTCTCGTCGCCGAGTCCGGCTTCCTTCCCGCTGACGGTGAGGGTGTCACCGGTGCGGGTGGCGGTGAGCTGGTCGTCGACGAAGTGGGGCGAGCCAGCGTAGGCCGGCACCACGATTGCGGCCAGCAGCGCGGCAGCCAGAGCGAGAGTCGTGAGGATGCGGCGGGTCATGCGGGTCCTCTCTATGTGAAGTCGAGGTTGAACGTGGCAGTCCAGGTCTGCCCGCTCACCTTCGTCGACTGGTTGGACACGAGCCGGTTGAGCATCGCGCCGACGGTCGCGCCAGTTCCGGTAGTTGTCCCTTGGTCTATACATTCTTCCTGCCAGGCTATATTCGCGACACCGGTCGCGAACGTCGCGACGAACGACAGGCGCCGCACCGCCGTCCCAGCCGAGGTGGTTGGGGTGGCATCCAGCATCGCGAAATACCGGCCGGCAGCACCCTGCGCGGCGTTCAGGTCCGTCTGCCCGGATGCGGCCGCCAATGTGCCGGTGCCGACCCCGATCCTGGCGTTCGCGGACGCGTAGGTGGTGCCACCACCACCGAAGGCGAGGGTGAGGATCCGGTCCCACCCGCCGGTGGTGACGAGGTTGGAGTACCCCTCGGTCACCAGGTACGGCTGGACGCCGAGCGTGCGGAAGTCGGCCGCTTTGGGCTGCTGGAACCCCGGCTTGCCGGCCGGCTCCCCGCCGAGCAAGCGGGACACCCAGCTTGACTGGTCCTGGTCCCACCGTTCCACCAGCAGCAGCCCCTTGGCCCGACCGGCCTCGTGGAGTTGGGTGCGGACACCGACCCCGAAGGTGTCGGTCCCGAAGCCGACGTCGGTCATGGCTGGCCGGCCTTGGTGTCGATCTCCTGCTGGAGCCTGCTTGCCGACCAGCGACCATCCACCTTGACGCCGAGCCGCTCAGCCTGGCCCCGGAGACGCTCGAGCTCCGAGGCCGGCACCTCGGTCGGGCCTGACGCAGCCGCTGCCGCTGCTGGCGGCTCGTCGATCTCCACGACGACGGGACGGACATGCCCGGGTGGCAGATCGTCCAGGGCCGGGTCGTCCTGGTCGAACTGGGCACCGGGTTGGTAGACCACGGTCCCGTCCGGATCACTGACCGGCTGGGTCAGCTCCATCTTCACCTTGCGTGCCACCAGTGGCCTCCTCGAAAAGACTCTCGTACGCGCGTTCCCACATCCTCCAGTGTTCCTGGATCGTCCACCCCGCCGCCTGCTCCTTCGCCGCCGCGCCCAGCTCCGCCCGCGCATCAGGGTCGTTGACGAGCTCGGTCAGCCGCGCCTCGAACTCCTCCGGCCCGTCGACGAGGTAGCCGGTCTTCCCGTCGATCACATAGTCCGAATAGGGCAGGTGGTTGGCCGCGACGATCGGGATGCCGAGCGCGCCCATCTCCAACGCACGGATCGCGCTTTTGCTGCGGTTGAACGGCACATCCGCCGACGGGGCGACCGCGATGTCGAAGTCGATCTGCTTGTAGTACTCGCCGACGTCGGCCTGCCACGGCGTCCACCGGCAGGTCCGCTGCACCAGCGGGGAGAAGTCGAACCCCATCCAGTGCATCTCCACAGCCGGATGCCGCTCGAGCACTGCGCGGAGCGGGTCGGCGACCGTCACCATGTCCACCAGATGAGAGGTGCCACCCGCCCACCCGACCGTCAGCTGGTCCCGCCGCGGCCGCTGCAGGTCCAGCAGCCCAGCCTTGATGCAGTTGGGAAGCACGACCACGTTCGGGTTGTAGGGGCGGACCTGCTCCGCCAGGTACGGCGTGGACGCGGTCACCAGGTCGACCAGCCGCAGACACCGCCGGATCGACGCGCGGGTCTGCTCGTCGTACAGGTGCGGCAATCCGCTGGGTTCGGCCTGGAGCATGTCGTCGTCGATCTCGTAGACCAGCTTCACCTTCCCGACGATCCGCTCCAGCTGCCGCGTGCCGGTCCGCCCTGCGGGGCGCTGCAGCGCCAGCACGTCGAGCTGGCCGACATCCTCGGGGGTGATCGGCGGCTGCGGACCGGGAGGTGCCATCCCGGCGATGTGGTGGGAGTTGGCACCCAGATGCTTGAACGGGAGGAAGAACCGGTAGTAGCCGCTGCCGTCTGGGGCGTGCGCGATCCCGCCGATGACCAGGGTCCGCATCAGGCCGGCACCTCCGCGGGCTGGTAGCACAGCGCGCCGATGCCACCCCACGTCGGCGGGTCGGTGATGAACTCCTCCGTCTCCGCGCCTTCGCGGACCTGCAGCCAGAACCGGCCTACCTGCACCTCCGGCATCCTCGGGTGGTTGCAGATGTCGTGCAGGGCGATCACCCCACCCGGACGGACCAGCGGGGAGTACAGCTCGAAATCGCGTTTCACCCCGTTGTAGGTGTGGTCCGCGTCGATGAACAGGAAGTCCACCTCATCGCCGTCCAGCAGTTTCACAAGCTGGTCGTAGGTCGCCTGCTCGTGGGAGTTGCCGATGACCACCTCGGCGCCATGGCGCTGCAGCGGCTTCCCGGAATGGAACCCCGCACGGGGCAGCTCCACCCCCAGCAGCCGCTGCGGTTCCAGCTGCCGCCACGCCCACAGGGTGCCGCCGGCATCACAGCCGACCTCCACGATCACCTTCGGTTCCAGCTCCAGCAGGACAGCGAGCAGCCCGGCGAGCTCCGCCTCCTTCTGGAGGGCGTTGTGCTGCTGGATGGCGGCCCGGGCAACAGTCAGTGGATGCAAGTTGGCCTCCCATGTAGTCGGGCCGGCTGGACATGGGATGCCAGCCGGCCCGACGGCCGTTGTTGGGATGGGGTCAGGAGATTGTCAGGTATCGGAATGCTGCGGTAGTCGAGATGGTTGTCCCGGTCCTCCAGAACATGTACCATCCTGCCTGACCTGTCGGTATTGAGCCGGCTGTCCCTTTCACCATGGGTTCGTACAGCATCGAGACACCGACGCGGTCCGCGATGATGAACTGCTGCCAGTCGCCGAACAGGAGCGTCATCGAGCCAGTGCCGGTGGCGCCGGAGGCGCCGGTCATGGTGGCGTTCATGTCGCTGGCTTCGTAGATGCCCTTGCCGAGCAACTGCTCCGGCGTGTCCGACCCGAAGTTCGCCCAGAACGCGGAACCGCCGTACTGGTCAAGCGCGCGGACCTTGTTGATGGCGACGATGTTGGCGATCCACCCGACGTTCGCGCTGTTGCGGAAGCGGGGTGGAAGGGCGGCCTGGAGGTTGTAGACGTCGGGGATGGCGGCGGTGCCGTTGAAAGCGGTGCCGGTCGCGCTGGGGGCGACCCGGGAGCCGGTGCCGAGCGCGGCGGCGATGCCGAGGGGGACGGCGGTGCCTGAGCCGGTGGTGAACGAGCCGGACTCGAGCCGGTCCCGGGCGTCGGCAAGCAGGCCAGGAAGCTGGGTCCCGAAGTCCGTGTCGTCCAGGGCCTCATACGACCCAAACACCCACGCAACGCCCTTAACAGGCGTCACCTGGATCTGGCCGAGGGTCGGGGACGCGTCGGCGGCGCCCGTTCCCTCAGCGACCCACGCGGCGGTCACGCCAGCGGAGTTGACGCCCTGCCACGCGTTGCTGGTGGTCGTGACGCCTCGGGAGATCCGCCGGAACGGGTTCGCCGACGCGTTGTTGGTGAGCACGATCGTGGGGTCGAGCACGTACGGAAGGAGGTATCCGCCCGAAGCCGCCGTCAGGTTCATCGCGCGGAAGCGCTGCTCGCCGTCCTCGGGGCTCTCAAGGTAGGCGCGGAACGCCTCCCGGTACTCCGGGGAGCCGGTGAGCAGGACGTGCCGCGCGATCCCCTGGCTGGTCTTCGCGCGGCGGGTCGCGGTCTCGGCGAAATCCTGGGGCAGCTCGTAGCGCTTGGCGTCGGTCTCGATCACGGTCTCCGCGCGGGAGCGGAGCTCCTCCGAGGACACCAGCCGCGACCGGACGCGGTCCATGTCTTCGAACGGGTCGCGGTTGGACCTGGTGGTCTGCGCGGGGGCCTGCCGGGTCCGGGGGGCGCCGTCCTCGGTGTTGGCGGGATCCTGGCGGGCGCGCATGACCCGGTCGATATCGGCCATCCGGCGGCGCAGCGGCCCGGCACGCTCCTCGAGGGCGTCGTACTCCTGGATGAGGGTGCCCTGCCAGTTGACGTCGTCGTCGGTCGGCTCCGGGAGCGCGTCGATCGTGGACAGCTCCGCGCGGATGGCGTGCTGCCGCCCGTCGATCTCCTGCAGGGTCCGGTACATGTTCTGCCCCTGCGCCGGCTGGGGCTGCCGCTCCTGCGGCTGGGTGGTGGTGTCCTCAGGCACCGATCCGACCTCCTCCGTGCTTGATCAGGAACTTGGCCCGTTGGGCCTGAAGTTCCAGATGCGGGGGCCGACCGGAGCGCATCTCCCCACCCTGGGGGCGCGAGTCCTCGGCGACGAGTCCCGAACTGTCGGGAGCGTCGGCGGCTGGCGAGTCCAGCGGAGCGCCAGTCCGGATCATCAGGGCGAGCCGTTCACGCTCGTCCGGGTCAAGGCTACCGAGCAGGGAGGCGACCTGCTCGGCGCGGACACCGACGATCTCGGCGCCCGCGTAGGCGGGGAACGGTGTCGGGCCGTACTCCCGCAGAGTCGCCTCCATCCGCCGGACCACCTGCAACTTCCCATCCCGTCCCGGCCGGAACCCCATGCGCGGGACCGGCGGGTCGCTGCGCAGGTACGCACCAGAGACGGAATAGGTGGTCAGCAGCCCCTCACGGATCCCCTCGAGGATCTGATCGCCGAGCTGGCCAGGGACGTACCGGGTCCGGGTGAACAGCCCACGAGGCTCCGGGCGGATCTCGATCGGCACGCCGACCGGCATGGAGTACAGGTCGCTGGGGGTCTTCCAGATCGTCATGCCGTGGTTGTAGAACACCCCGACCCGCCACGACTGCCGACCGCCAGCGGGGGCGGCGTCGGCGATGGCCCGGTTGTACATGGTCCGGTCGTTGACCTCGCGGTAGTGGCCATCCTCGTCGCGGATCTCGGCTTCCTCGTCGAAGACGGTGGCGTACGCGTCGACGGTACGGCCGTCCCCGCCGGCGCGGATGGAGATGTCCTCGAGCGGGAAGCTGCGTGTGTATGCGGTCACTTTGCCGGTCCTCCCGTGTTCCTTCCCGCCTGACTTGGCTTTGAGCGCTTCCCACTCGGCGATCGCCGCGGCGGCCTTCGCGCGGGTCTCCGGCTTCACGTTCTCGCCGCCGGCGGCCCACCGCTTGCACTGGGAGATCGCGGTGGCGATCGCCTCCGACTCGGGCATGCCCCGCTCGTGGATCAGGTCGTTGGCGATGTGCTGGATGAACGCAGGGAGCTGGACGCCCTTGTGGTGCCACAGCCCCTGCTGCGTGTGGCCGACCTTCTCGTGTGCGAGGGCCATGCGTCCTCCTCAGGCAGGGTCTTCCGCCGGCCCGACGATGCAGATTCGTGACCTACCAGCTATGGCGGACAACGACGGTTAGTGACATGCTGTGACCACAAGTAGTCTTTCGGGAAAGGAACCCCGATGCTCACCGTCAAGCGCCTACTCATCGCCGGCGCCACCATCGCCATCGTTGCCGGGATAGCCGCCTGCTCCAGCTCAGCCAAGACGGATGCCGCCGCAATCCCCGTTGTGACCCCGGCATCCCGCGGCGGCCCCGTCGGGTTCCCCGACGAGGGGATCACGACCACGACCGCCCCACACATCACCGTCCCAGCACTGCACCTCGGCGACACCGTCAACCTCGCCGTCATCAACGTCCCCGCCGGCGACACCGGCGCCGAAGCACCACGGTTCGCAGTAGACCCGTCCAAGCCGACCGCCGGACGACTGCAAGCCGCCCGGGTCAAGACCACCCGCGGCAGCGACTACGACACCCCCGAACGCGGCCTCTACCTCGGCGTGTACATGAAGGCCCAGTCCGTCCACGGCACTGGCATCCCCGGCGGGCTCGGCTGGAACCTCTACGTGGTCGTCAACGGCCACCACTACGACTCCACCATCGCCATCGACGGGTTCAAGCCTGATTTCGGCGACGTCTACCTGCACCCCGGCGAGACCGACGAGGGCTGGTTCGTGTACGACGTGCCCGCCGCCCACGGCAAGATCGTCTTGACCGACGAGTTCAGCGACGAGCAGATCGCTACCTGGAGCTTCTGATGTCCGAGCTCCTCACCATCAAAGAGGCTGGTGCGTACCTCAAGGTCTCCGTTGAGACACTCCGCAAGTGGCGCGCGCAGGGCCGCGGCCCCAAAGCCGTCAAGCTCGGCCGTCACCTGCGGTACCGGCCCGAGGACATCGACCAGTGGATCAAAGAGCAGGAAGGAGCACAGTAATGCGCATCTACACAGGCAGGCACGGAACCCGCGTCAGCATGGGACCGTTCACCGCGCTGCTGGTCGGCATGTTCGTCTGGCCAGTCCAGATCATCTGGCACCTGTTCAAACTGATGGTCCCCATCGCGATCGTGGTGCTGGCCGTGACCTGGCGGTTCAGCGTGTGGACGGTCCGGTGGACCATCGACGGTGGCAAGATCCTGTGGGACGAATTCCACCACCACGACGAGGCGCGAGACCTGTGATCATCAAGAGCCGCGCAGCCAAACTCACCGAGGTCGTGCCCGGCGCCCCGACCCGCTGCCCGAACTGTCACCACCGGGTCGGCACCCACTTCCAGGCGTTCTACAGCGGCGACCCCGAGCTCCCCGATACGGTGCGTCTCGAAGGCTGGCGGTGCACACGGTGCGGCACCGTCCATGACATCCCACCAAAGGAGGTGTGAGATGTACTGCCCTGTTTGCCACATCAAGATGTACTGGTGCTTCGATGTTGGCTGGTACTGGTTCTGCATCCCATGTGGTCTCCGGTATGGAGACATCGACTGCAAACGTGGCGGAGGAGTGATCATGGCATGAGAAAAACCGCGATTCCCTGGTCTGTCTCAAGCACCGGCGGAGACCCTGACCCGCACCCTGAGCCTCCACCCGACCCGTGGCCGGGCCCTCCGATCCCACCGCCGCAACCTTGGACCATCTCCACCACCGGTGGTGGTACCGACGCGCCACCGTGGGTGACCCCACCCAACTCGCCGCCGCTACCACCGCCACCGCCACCAGGCAAGTGACGACTAGGGCCGACGGAGTAGCGTGGGTGGCATCGGCCGCATCTGTTTGGGGGTCGGACCCTTCCCGTTCCCGGTCGGCGGCCCCGGCTTCTGGCTGGGTGCGGGCGGCTCCCCGCTCGGGTTCCCATCGGTGACCTTCCCCGACGCGGCGGCTGGCGCGTTGTACCGCTCCGTGGCGGTCTCCCGGCCGCTGATCCCCGGCGGTGGCGCGGACGGGGCCTCCTGCAGCTGGCTCACGTCCCCGGTCTGCAACGCCGCCACCGAGCTCTCGCGGGTGTAGCCAGCCTGTACCAGGGTGAGCAGCGCGGCGGCGTTCACCTGCATCGTCTGCGCCCGCTCGGTCTCGCTGGCCCGCAGCGCCGCGATGTCGGCGGTGTCGAACCACAACCTGACCCCCGCCGGCGGCACGTTCGGGACGAGCTTCTGCAACGCCGCGCATGCGGAGCGCCACAGCGGCCGCATCGTGATATCCCCAACCCGCCGCATCGCCTGCTCATAGGTCACCGCAGCCCGGCCAAGCGTCAACAGGCCGATCAGGATCGGGTCCACCCCGCTGGCGGAGCAGATCCGGTTCGCGCCGGCCTCCTGCGTGGACGCAAAACCCATCCGGTCCAGACTGTTGTCCAGCACGGTCGCGTCAGCGCCCTGGTCGAGCACGAACGTCTTGAACGCATTGGAGCCGCCGAACTTGGCGTGCATCCGCTCACCGATCGCGTCCACCGTGTCCGGCCGGAGCTTCTGCTGATACTTGAGCAGAAGGTTCGGCGCGGCCATGTTCTCCAGATAGGCGATCTTGTAGCTGGTCATCGCCGAGTCGGCCTGCGTGTCCCGCAGCACCGGCGTGAGCCAGCTCATCCCACGGAAGTTCGCCCGAGGGTCCGGATACGGCGACCAGTGCGCGATCTCGTCGACAGTGAACGTCTGCGCCTGCTCCGAGCGGTTGTCGGTGCCGGGGGCGACGTTCTGGACCGGGGTCGGATCCCAATCATAGCCGACGATCTCACGGTAGTGCCCGCCAGGGACACGGACCTGCTGGCTGATGATCGTCACCTCGTCGGGGGGCAGACGGACCAGCCGGTCGTCGGCGGCCTTCCACAGGTAGCAGTTCCCCGCCAGGCTGAGGTCCTGCTCCATCCGGGCGAGCAGCTCACCGGTGGTGCAGTTCGGCCACGGCTCCTCCAAGATCTGCAGATCCTGGCTGCCGTAGGTGTGCTTGTCGACCAGCGACTGGAACACGAACCTGGCCTCGGAGAACAGCGCGAGGCGGATGAGGATGACCGCAAACACGGCCCCGTTGGACTGGTAGGCGTCCCTGGCCATCCCGACCAGGTTGGTGATCGCCTTCTCCTTGCCAGGGTCACCGTAGTTGCCCATGTACACGGCGGCGCCGGAGGCCATGCCCTCCCAGAAGCCTTGGCGAAGGCTATAGCGATCGGCGAGTCGGTCAAGGAGGCGAGGCACCGTCGGTCTTCTCCAGAATGTCGAGCGCGGTGCCCTGGTCGAGGATCAGGATCTTGATGTCCTCGCCGAGCTTGGCCTCGAGGTGCTCGCCGATCTCATGGGCGGTATCTGCGCGAAGGCGCTGCTTGAACCGGAAAACGAGAATGTCACCCGGCCGGATCGTCAGCCGACGGACCTCCTCAAGATCCTCCAGCAGCTCATCCAGCTTGCTCATCGCGCCCTCCGGTACCGCTCCAGCACGTCCTCATGGCTCGTCGGGACCGGCCGCCGCTCTGGTGCCTCCCGCAGCAACCCGTCCACCCCGATCAGCAAGCAGCCGACGATCAGCATGATCCCCAGCGCCACCCGGCTGATCAGCGCCGCACCACCCAGCATTCCCCCAACCGCAAGCAGGATCTGGAACGTGGGGGTTCGGGCGCGGCTACTTGCCCTTCCGGCCGCCGCCCTTGCGTTTGCGGCCAGCAGCAGCCAGCTTCTGCATAGCCGCTTTCCCGTACTTCCTGTTCCCCGCGGCCGCGGCCACAGCGGCGGGATTTCTCGCGCCGGACTTTGCAGCACTGGCCTCCACCGCCTTGAAGTTCGCCCCCGACCCGAGCGGCGCCCCCGCTGCGGTGCCACCCTTCCGGCTCTTCCTGGTCGCCACGTCAGTACCCTCCCGCCTGCCGGCCACGGTCCGCCGACCCGTCCCCGACGTCGGCGTGGCCACCGACGACTTGGTGGCCGTTTGAGACGATGAACCGGTGCGCGTCGGCCTGCTGCGCATCCGCCTTCGACTTCGACGACGCCAACCCCGAACGCACCTCACTGGCGGTCTGCTGGAGTCCCGGGGCGAGCTGGCCGGTGTCCTGGCTCACCCGGACCCGCCCCCCTCCACGTCGTTGATCGCCAAGCCCGCATCCCACCCGAACATGTCCCCACCACCGCCGATCTGGTGGCCGGCCACGCCGGAACCCTGCGGGGACTGAATCAGTCCCGCCGCCTCGTTCTTCCGCCGGTTCGCGGCCGCCTCCGCCTGCCGCTTCGTCGAGGTGATCTGACCCGTCGCGTCCGGACCCGGCCGCGCGGTGTTCTGCTCACCCGCCACCCCCACGTTCCCGTTGCGGGCCTGCTTCACGCTCGGATTGACCGCCATCCCAACCTCCCTGCCACTAGATCGCCCCGACCGTCACATCGGACGGGCCAAGCTCCATCCCGTAGGTCCGATAACCCCAGTGCGCCAAGTCCACCGCCTCGGCCGGACTCTGATCCACCGAGACCCTCCGGTCCAACCGCCACGAATCCCCAAGCGGGTACTTCTGCGCCGCCGCAAGCGCCGCCCGCAACGGCCGCTGGCTCTCAACGTCCCCAAGATGACGCAGCGTCCGCGAGTCGACGATCGCGTCGTAGAACTGCGCCCACGACTGCGCCACCTCCCGCGCGGTCGGCGTCTCGATCCGCAGCCCCTCGTTCCGCAGCTCCTCGACCAGCGACCCAGCGGGACTGCCAGCGTCCACCACGGTCGCGCACGGATCCCACTGCCGGTCGAGTTCCACCAGCCGGTCCTTCACCCATGAGGTCCCCGGGCGGTACTCGAGCAGCTCCACGAACGTGGTCCCATCCCCACGGCCACCCGACACCGCAATCGACGTTTTCCGGGCCTCTGGATGCACCGCCACCGCGAACGCGACCGGATCCTCGAGCTCGGAGTCGTTGTCAGCCAACGCGTCCCAGGAGAGCTTGGGGATGACTGCCCACGCGTCTGCCCCATCGGACAGGTCCGGCCAGTCACCGATCCCGAGCCGCTCCACCTCGAAATCCGTCGGGTCCAGCGCGCCCAGCTCCGTCTCGATGAACTCGTCGCTGATCCGGATACCCCGCGCCGGGTTCGCCATCGCCCACGCCCGCCGGTCTGTCCGCAACGCGGCCAACTCGTCCGGCTTCAGATCCTCCCGATCTCCCGCCGACCACTCCAGGTACACCAACCGCGGACTTCCCGTCTTCCCACGTGCCCGCAGCCTTGCCAACACTCGCGCGTTGTTGTCTTTCACTTGGTTCGGCGGCGTGGAGGTGTACCACAGCTGCGGGTTCGGCTGCGCCGACATCGTCGGAAGCAACGCCGCCATCGACGCGTCCGCAAGCTCGAACGCCTCGTCCAGGATCACGACCCGGCCGGTGAACCCCCGGGCACTCACACGGGAACGCGCCAGGAACCGAAGCCGCGGCGCCACACTGCGGCGGACCTTCCGGCCACCAGCGCCGAAGATGATCGTCGGGGTCGCGCGGAGTTCGATGCCCTCCTCACCGTGCGACCGGTTGATCCGTTTCACCCTGCGGGAGAACTCGTCGTAGTTGGTGATCGGGGCCAACAGCCGCAGGAACGCCTCAGCGGCGGTCTTCACCTCGTGTGCGGTGTGCAGGATCAACGGCTCGTTCAGCAGATACAGGCCGCCAAGCTCACGAGCCTCGACGATGACCCCTTTCCCGTTCTGCCGGGCAACAACCAACCCGACCTCGGGCGCCGCCCAGTCGCCATCCTCCCGCTCGCCCAGCCCGTCGTCGAGCGCATCCGCCTCCCACGGGTCCAGCACCAGCCCAGCCTGCGCGGCCAGCTCCCGAACCTCAGGGCCAGCCGACGACACGTACGGTGGAACGCAGCGGATCCTAGGCGCTACCACGCCTGGCGGCGCGTCGAGCAGTGAGGTCATCAATCCCGTCACCCTCCGGCTTCGACGCCTTCGCCTCCGCCCGCAGGTCAGCCATCAGCAGCCGATGTTGCGCCGCTGCGGCCGCCGCGGCTACCGCGCCACGGGCCCGGTCGATCTGGCTGGCAAGCGCCACCGCCAACGCGGCCGTGGCCGAGTCCTGGACCGAGATCTTCAGCCGGCGCAGCTCCGCCCGTGTGGCCTTCTCGACCCGCCCAGCAGTCTCACTCATGCTCGCATCCCATTAGCACCACTGATAACCGGGGGCTGGGTGCAACCCCTAAGTTGCGCGTGGGGGGAGAAATGGC